AAAGAAATTCCTGGATAATCTATACCTTTCATAAGTTGGCCCAAGTCGGCGCCCGGCATACCGTCCGTAGGAGAATAGCTGTTTAATATTCTCTCGGTAGCATTGAGTAATTCGTTGCTTTTCTTGTAGATAACTTCTATCGTTGAGAATCGCGGTGGAATGTTAACAAATTGTATTGAATTGTATTTTTTGGTATATCCATTGATATCTTTTGTATAAGATACCAATGAAAATCTTGAACTAGTCTGTATTACTCCGTCTAGAAGAACTGTGAATGTCAATTTATCCGGCTGAGCACGCCACCTTAATTCAAATTCAGATGTATATCCATCGGTTAAAAAAAGATCAACTGTATCAAGATTTCCAATTTGGTTGTTCTTAGAAATCCTATCAAATTTTAATTTTGTGATATTTTTACGAATAGGATTATCGGGTAATAGATAATTGTCTTTCCAGGCCTTCCACGGATATTGATTTATTAAATCGTCTGTTAAACCAACCGAAACAAATTGATCGATGTTGCGATTATATACCACAGGCAAATCAAAATCTGTTGTATATTTGTAAGAATTATCTACAATCGAATATTCATTTACAAAATTTCTTATATGTGTGCGATAAGGCTTCATCTCCGCTATATATTGTTCATAATAAACAGCATCTTGTAATTTATATAGCGGACGTTGATCAAGATTTCCAACATTATTCAGCACTGTTATAAACGATGTTTTAAATGCCCAATCGATAAATTTTTGTTCCGTCATGGCATATTTGACAGATTTAAAGAATAATAAATTCCAATTGATTTTCAATTCATTGATGAATATATCATTTCTTAATGCACTCAACAAATATTGCAATTCAATATCAGAAGTTTGATCCCATAATGTTTGATCGTATGTATTTTCATAATCCCAACCAAATGGTTCTAAATTCCAAATACTATCCAATATCTGAATAGTTCCATTCTGATCATATACTGTATCAAACCCTTGTCCAAAGGTGCCCGGCGCATTATCTGCGAGTTTTTTCAATATAGCATATCTACCGTCACCTTGGTTCTTTATTTTTACATATTGACCTTCTGCTAGATTCAATTTATATATTCCAGATAAATCATTTACTGTATAAACAAAATCCTGAAAATTATTATAATCGGCACTTACCCAATCAACATATTTCCAATATAATCCTGTATTGTATTTTTGTGTACGGGCACGTTCCCATTTTAAAGATAGTTGATCAAATTCGTATTGTGTCCATTTTCCGTTATATAAAGCATCACTCTCGACTATAACAGTATGCGGTCTAGAATAAGCAATAATATTATCAGAATATCCTCGGCCCGGTTGTAATACATGCACTCTAGTAATTCTACCTTCGGTATCCACAACGGTGGACAATAGAAGACCGGAGCCCATTGAATCGGGTAATATTAAAGCAGGTCCGACAAATGTACTAGTACTATTAGGAATAGGATCTAATGTTCCATATCCATACCCTGGAGAAATAATACTAGTGCTTGCTATTCCTCCAACATCGTTGATATTGAGTCTAATAGCAGCTCTTTCATATTTGCCGGTATCAAGGGCCTGTAATTCATCATTAGTCAACACAGACAAATCATATAATCCCGATCCGGCCAATGGTGGATATTCCTGCGCTTCTAGATTTAAGAAACTATACTTTCCTGTGATTTGTTTATCAATAAGAACACTATTAACAAATTCTACGATATTTCTTAATGCGCCTAAACGATTTTTAAACAGAGTCTGCTGAGGTCTAATTCCAATACCATATCTATTCCTACTAGTAAGGGCAGGGTCCGGTACAGGATTTCCAAGAGAGTCGTGTCCTAGCAAACTATCAATAAGTTTCTTTTCAAGTAGAGTATTAGGCATACTCTTATCAGAATTTTCTTGTAATATTAGCCATTCTGTATGTCGAGGTATGGCTAATTTTCCTTCAGATACGTCTTGAACAACATTCAAACTTATAGTCTTACCAACAGGAATTCCTCCAATATTAGCTAACGCAACAGCATTGGGAGATATAATAGCAGCAAATTTTAATCCGTATGCTGTAGGATCGGCAATAATACTCGCTACTTCATAACTACTAATTTTTCTATGTGTAGATATCGGTACTGTTATCTTATTTTTAACCCAAAAGTAATATACATTACTGAAACTATTTGTTACGTTATCATACACCTGTTTAACTGATAAAACAGTATTGTCGGCATATCTTGGTTGTCCACTTATTCCTTGTGTCAATCCAACTGTAGTATCTGCTTTGGTACTCCATTCACTTGGTAGTAATGTAGAACCCACCCATTCATAAACATCAATGGTAGCACCCGGAAATAATTTACCCCAGTTATTTTTTCTATATTCTAAATCACTTTGTTCATACCACAGATATTTTGCGGTACTAAGATCCCACCAAAGTTCTCCAACATGATCATCTAACCAATTAGAGTTAGTATCATTTGTAGTTCTAGAAATTCCCACTGAGTAAACAGCAGGGTCGCTGATTAATTTGTATGTTAATTCTTGTTCTGCTATTCCAGCTATCTTACATTTCAGCGGATCAATAATTTCAAGATATTCTAACACTTCTTCATTTACTGTATCTATCAATGATACCCGTTGGATTGAATCTGTTACGATAAGATTGCTTCTAGATCGAATTTTATCCCAACTATTTTTTGTAATATCTAATTTATCAAATTTATGTATTCCACTGAAGGTGGAGGTATTGTCTATAGCAGGAGCGCCTACAAAAATCGCGTTATCGTCAATTATAATACTTTGACCAAAATTGGTAGAATCAGTAGTTGATATCTTACTATCTGTTAATTCTTCTGCGAATAAGAATCTACTATTTTCTTTATAATAAACATATACAGCGCCAGAATTTGAACGTGTACCTAAAAATCTAGTAATTCCATTATCAAACACTTCATAGTCGCTATCAAAAACTGTACCAATGGATGAGTTTATTCCTTGAGATGAAACGACCAATGTATTTTCTTCAACATTGATTTCGATTTTTTTACCAAAATACATAGTTTGTCCGCTGACAACAGGTATTGGATTTTCTAATACTTGATCTAATACAAACAGTGCTTCGGTATTCACATAATTGGTATTTTTGTATACAGCAATCTTTCCTCTAGCGTTATTGGTATTAACTGCCGACGGCGCAGATACAAATAGATATTCTCCTGTTTGAGAAATAGCAGTAGCTTCACCAAATCTAGAATTTATACCAAACGGAGATTTTATAGTTGCTAAACGATTTAAAGATTTATTGAAAACTGTAACAACTCCGGAACTGGTTGAATATCCAGGAGCACCTACAACGATGTAATCAGCGTTATCTGTTCCATTCAAAGAATAACCCCATTGACTTGAAGGATTTAATGCTATACTAAAATCAACCAACGGGCTTGCTCCTGATATTTGAATATCATGTCCGTCATCTGTGATGGTATATGAATAGACAGAACCCACAGAGGTGCCTGTTCCCGGAGCACCGATTAATGTCAACTTAGTTGAAGTATTTCTTTGAACAAATAAAGAGGATCCAAATCTGTTGCTTGAAGTACTACTAGGATTGACAATATATCTATGTTTTCCTTCTTCTAATATGCTAGGGTTAATGGCACTGACTTTTACTGTACCCGATGAATTATATGCGCCCGGTGCTCCGGCAAATATCAATCCATATGTAGATGTATTAAAAACTATATCATCGTATACTACAGAATAACCAAATTCAGTGGGTTGGTGGTATGTTTCATCAAATTGATATCTAACTAGATTACTTACACCTTGAGTTTCTTGCTTGAATACAAAAACTTCTCCATATGTAGTGGCCTGGAAATAACTCGGCGCGCCGGCAACAAGTATCTTACTACCTGTTCTCTTGCTGATACTATTACCCAATGCCTGATTTGTTACAAAATTAATTTTGTAAAAATCTGAGGAATTGTAGTTTTTAATCTTCTCATATACAGCCCAATCATGAACATCAGTTGGTGAGGAACTGACCCAGAATCTAGTACCAATTGGAAAATTATATAAATTTGCATCGGATGGTAAGGAATCTAATAAGTCAATCCTTGCACTTTCAAATCTATATACTTGCCCAGGAGCTAATAAAGGAGAATCAACAATAGCGGATAATGTGCTAGGAACTACAAATTGCGTAGTTTTAGGAACGCTAGTGATAACATAAATTCCGTTGACCTGTGTATCAAAGTTTGCGATACTAATTATATCTCCAGCAGATAATCCATGATCGGCATCTGTGGTAAATGTTATTTCACTTACCGGGGAACTTACATAAACTCCCACAACTCCCACATTGATATAGTTATATCTGTAAATGTCCCAATCACCATTTGACTTAAATCCTAACCAGACTGTATCACCAAGTTTCAATGCCGAGTTATTGGCAATATCTAATAGACTATTTGTATTATAAGCAGTAGCAGTAACATCATCAATCCTTACAAAACCAGAATGTGTAAGCAAGAATACATCTTGACTAGAGGTAGATACGAATGTTTGTGATGATATATAATCATCAGGTGTTATTAATAGATCACTGGCTAAACTATAATGTATTAAATTATTAGAATTGGCCGGTGGAATAGAATCTACAAACTGAACGATTTGAGGATTTTCTAAAAATGTTCCTTCTACTAGCGGCGTTTCTATTTCCGAATAAGACGAGAATGAACCAAATTGTCCAACACGAAATGCCCATTCTTCATTAAATTTAACTTCGCCTTGGGCATTTTCAATAGAAATTCTTGCTAATTTAGAAAGAGCGTTTTTTGTACCTTTTTCTCTAATAAATCCTTGATAGAATTTGTATTGAGATATAGGATCAGTGAATAGGCCATTTAAATATCCGCGAGGAGTATAACCAATCAAATGCTGGGCCATCTTTTGTTGGCCGGAGTCAAAATTATCAATATCTAAACTATAAAAATCTTCAAATTGGCTGATCTTATAATCAAAGTTAGGTAATAGTCCTGCGACAGGCTTGCTTCCTAATAAATTCCATGTTGAGAAATCAAATGATAACTTAGGATCTAAATTGCTATTTGCTGAATAATAATTACCATTGAACCTTACCACGTCCCCGATATTATACTTGGCGTATTTTTTCCAGTCAGTTATTGTTGCGGTATCATACACAAATCCAGGACTAAAATAATCTCCGTCCCAGTTAGCGGTCCTAAATCCAACTAATTTCATACGGCGTTGGCGATTGCCGGTTTCCGGTTCATATATAACATCACCAAATATAGTGTTGTTATCAAAAATCATAGCATGTTCTTTTTGTACAGAATTCAATCTAACAAAATATATACCATCGGATCCTGGAACTGTTCCAACGGTACATACGCCGTCGTTCCTACTTATAGATAAACTATCTCGGGGATAGATACTGCCGTCGGCTTTGCGAATACTGTATTCATAAAAACTATTAAAAATATTATCAACTACAGATTGATTAAATTTATATTTTATTTGATCAGCAAAAGGACTTAGTGTAATGATGCTGTTATCTGCCCAATTCTGTGTTGTCCAGAATAAAAATTCTTTAGCAGATAAATTCCAGTCAATTACTGTGCCAAGCTCTTTACTATGTTGGTCAAAAATAAATCCTTGATTTTCTAACCAGCGACCGTATCCTAGTATTAAATCGTAAACATCCTGTATGTTTGTTAAAGCTGCTCCATACAGGATTGTATTTTCTGTAGATTCATATCTATTAGAAATTTGTACTCTAGCACCACCGGTGGTAGGTGCTTCGGTCAATATCTGAAAATACGAAGGGTTGAACGTTGTTCCTGAACGATGGGCAGTTTGAACTCTATAGAAACTATTTCCATAGAATACCAATTGACCTTTCTGATAGAAATGTCCAGTTATAGCAGAACTAGCCGAAGTAACATCTACATCTGTCAATCCTGTTGATCCGCCTGTTCCGGCCTCGGCAGTCCATACTACATAGGGTTCGGATATACCTCCCACTGTTATAGCAGGCGTTGAAGAATTTCTTATAGATTTATAGTAAGTAAAATATGGATTTGTTTTATCATATCCCTTAATGATATAATTACCATTTGATTTTTGAATTATAAATCCTGATGCTCCTACTGACTTAACCGGATTGCTGACATTTAATCTTAGTCTGTAGTTTTCCTGTGGCAACAATGTGCTAGGATTATTGGTAGTGGGCTCATAGGCATCAATTAATATCTGTAGAGTATTTTTATTTACAAATCCACCAACCTTGTGGAAGAGATTATAACTCACATAATCTATATCTTGTCTTAACTCGTATAGATAATTTTGTGTTCGTTGTTTTCCTATTTCAGATATCAATGGACTATATCCGTTGGTCAATACATGTTTATTATTTTCTCCATATATTTGAAGCTCGGGAAGTTTTAAAAATGTCCGATCTGTTCCGTATGTCCATTGTCCGGCAATATTCTTCTGAATACGACTTGGATCGTACATCAAGGATGCGTAAGTTGCCGGAGATGTTAATGCCAGCAATTTCTGAATAGCGAACGGCCAATGACTACTTCTGCGCCAGGCAGTTTCCTGAGGGCCTTGATCGCCGGCTGCCCATCCTTGCCTAATATTGTATGGTGTAAGATTGGTAAGAAGTCTTACGCTAGGATCCACAAGATTGCCTATAGAATTAACTGGCAGTATCGACGACAAGCCCGGTCTAGCATAAAATTCATTAACACCGGCTGTGTCTCCACCGGCAATATTTCCAGACTCAATATCTGTCCATAACAGAGTATTGTTTGATGAATAATCTGTTCCATAAGTCAATTCCCACCAATTGGGCTCTTCAGAGAATCCTAACATTTCCCAAGGATGAGTATGAGGGCGATCGGTATCGTAGAAATATTTGTAGACAGCACGAGCAGAACCCGATGCGGTAATATTTTTCAAGGTATTATGTGCTTTTGTATAATTCCAAGTAAGTGGAAATGAATCATTGACCAAATCATTGGTTGTATAATCAATTCCATAATGTCCTGCCCAACGTGAAAGATCATGTTCTAGTATGCTATTAATTTCTTTAATTGAATACCGGGTTGTTCTAAATGCCCCAGGCATGACAGAGTTCACATCAAATAACTCAGGTCTATATTCAGCCTTGATATTGTTATAAATTCTTTTTTCTAATTCGAGAATTATATCATCTCTGTAGTCATTGAAAGCAACTAACAGACTACCATCGTGTCCTTGTATTACATTTGTAGGAGTATTATAGGTATCGTCTAGATAAATCTTAGGTTGGAATTTTGGATACAGTCCTAGTTTTGTAGGAGTTGGTGGAATATATATTCCTTCTGTATTAACATAATCATTAACCAGGATAGTATCTCCTTTATTGAGATCTATTAAAATTTCAAATGATGTTAATTCTGGTCTGAATTTATAATCATAACCATGTGTTAGTTGTATTCCGTTCAAATAAATTAAAACTGATCTTAGAATTAATTTATCTAACATGAACTCAGAATTCAAAGGATAAATTTTATTTGATGAATTTGAAACTGTCCATGTCCTAACTATTTTATCTGTTCCATATCCAATCATATCAGATAAGTGAAAAGACGAATCAGAATACTTATTTTTATTAATATCAACCATTATCGCATCTACTGCCTCAACTGGATCAAGGTAGTCATACTTGGTTGATATTCCATTTAAGAATGCTAATTTAAATTGATTATATTGATCAGATGTTTTTGTAATAGCATCGATAAGGCTATGTTCTTTCTTTCCTATAAACATCTGTGCAAATGCGATAGGATTGGCATTGGCAATTAATTCTGTTCCGTATCTTGTATAATCCCCTCGGTCTCTCAAATCTCCTATATATCCAGGAATTCTATCAATCATAGAGTTTAAATGATATCCTAGTTCGCTTATTGTAAATTCTTGAATAGATCCGTTTAAAGGATTATTTGTTAATCCAAGAGGTTCTTGATAGTATGTATTCGATGAAGATGTGATTAAAGGTATTTGATAATCTGCCGCTTTCTTCCAAGCATTCTCATAATGATCGCCAACTTTACAATAGGCAATTTTGGTAGATATTGTGGTTCTAGTAGAATCATCTAATGATATAACTATGGTGTCTGATACCAAATAATTAGAAAATAACCAAGCACTGACAGAATTGATACTTCTATAGGCAAGAGGAAATCCTAAATATTGATCGCTACTACCTGTTCCTATCTTATATCCAAATATTTTATTTCCGATAAAACTTGATCTATAATAATTTAAATCGGCGTAACTGTTTCCGTGGGTATCAAATAAATCAAATAATGGTGCCTGGTTTAATGCGGTACGTTGTTGTGAATAATTCCACTTAACTCCATCATACCACCAGGTTGTTCCTTTATTAGTACCTTTTAATACATTTACAGTTGACATATCAACTGGATAATGGTCATTGGCAGGTACTAATGACAATCTTTCAAGTCCATTTAAGAAAATAAAATTAGCAGTATATATTTTTCCTCTAACCTCAGGATTTGTGTCAGCATTAAAAATAATTCTATCACCGTGCTGAACATATTGATTATCTATAAAAAGAGGCGATGCGTTGTTTAGCGTCAATCCATTTATTGTACTAAAAGCATCGGTTGTTTTGTTATCAAGTATTTCGACAGATTGTATACCATATAGACCAAAATTGAATAATCTTATATCTGCTTTAAATTCTACAATTGGGCGTTGTGCTCTAGCACTAGCAGAGCGAGCAGCAGTGGGTAAATTATTAGCAGCAGCCGCGGCATCGATAACATCTTTGTGTACCCATCTATTATATCTAGACCAAGGATTTAAATCTCGGCTGGCACGATTGATAGTCACATATTCAGCAACAGTAGGAATAGGTTTTTTTACACTATCAAATCCATAATTATCAAAAGGTTTTTCATCAAAGAAATCTGTATAATCAACGGCAAAAGAATCAGGAGTAGATAGGTTATCAAACGGAACTAATACAATTGATGCGCCTACTCCTTCTACAAAAAATTCTTTGTTGAGATATTTTTCCGATACTCCTAATCCTCCAAATGTAATTAACATTCCGTTAGAAAGTTTTACTCCAGCATCGGTGGTATAAGTCGAAGTGCTAAGTATCTCATTATCAACATCTAGATTATCTGTTTCAATCTCAATCAATTCCGGACCAAGGGGTAACCAAAAATAATTCTGATAATTAACAAGTTTATCTAAATCAATGTGAGACTCATACGAATAAAAATCAGATCTAAACAATCTGTCTAGATCGTTAGTAAGTCCGCCCTTAATAGAAATTTCATTTATTAAATCATCAAAACCTTGTACATCTTGTATATTATTCAACCTATCGTTGATTACGAGAGCAGGTGATAATTGATAATCACTTCTTAAATCTATAGATTCTGAAATATAAATGTCAGAGGAGGGATTATAATTAGGTGTGGCAGTTGATCCAATGTAACCGTCCAATCTTTCTAATTGTGCGGGATTTATTAGTTGATCAATTGTGCCAGCTAAGAATTTTGAATTCTTATCAGTTCTTAAAAATACTGGCAATAAATCAACTGATCTAATGTTAGATGATGGCATATTAATTTCCGGTACCTGTAATAATCAATGTTGTATTCAATTCAGCAGCAGTTATAGCATTGATAATTTCGATATCGGCTGCTGTTGCTCCGCTAATAAAAATTTCATTGTTCTGACAGGCTATCTCATATAAACTTCCAAAATTATTTGATCTTGGCACGATTACAAAATTGGTGATGTCAGGGCTAACTAAATTCATTACATATGCCGATAGTTCACTAAAGTGAAAAGTTTGTCCAAAATCCCAATTGTCTAGTGAGAAGAAATTATTAATAGCAGTTAGTATCGTGGATCTAATTTCATTATCACTAGAAGTTGTAGCACTATTTCTTACGGCCTTAAATGCTGCTCTTAGATTCACCTCGGCAGTTCCACCAAACAAAACTTTATATCCTACTGGTTGATATACTATTTCGTCACTAATTGTTTTAACAGGTTCTAGGTTTCTCGAATAGTTATTTTCTAAAGACTGACTGGTTGGTGTCAACGGTTTTGTTCCTGTTCCGCCATTTAACAACCAATTTCTAAAAGCTGTATCATATGCTGCTGTTAGCATATAGACATCGATAATATTACTCTTGCTAGGATCTATTCTGCGTTCTTGTCCGCTATTATGTAGATAATGAAAATTTAATTCATTACGACCCTGATATACAAAATAATTAGGCTCATACACAAACGCATTTGTGTTAACACTTTTCACAGCATCCGTTTCGGTAAAGTAATATAAAAAATCAGGATCTAATTGATTATTAAAATAAGAGCTAGCAGCATTTTCATTAAGAAATACCAGATACTGAGTACTATCAACCATGGTATATCTCAATCCGTCAGATGCTCTTTTAAACATCACAGTACCGTAATAAGTTCCATATTTTATATCCCCGACCACACGTATAAATGTATCAGGGTCTAAAAGTTGTCCCACTGTTCCAGAATCTTGATTATCATAAAAGCTAACTTTGACTTTTGAAGGATTTACATAACCATCTACTTCTACCACTGGATTATCTACCTGCCAGATATAATCCTGATCTAAAGGTATTCCTACTGATCCAGGAACTGGATTGATAGATAATACATTTATCTTGTCTTTAATTACTGTGTTATTTGTATAATCAAAATTTACGTCGGATGGATCTTTATAAAATCCGGTTTGTTTTACACTTTGGAATATGTAATCAATTAACCTATATCTAACTTTATATTCAGACCCTGTCCAGGTAAATGCTATCAACCAACTGGCATCTAAATTGGCATTACTAGTACTGGCCGAATTATCAAGACTAAAGTTACCGTATAGATCTAAATCACTATCTTTAATTATGGTCCAGGCTCTGGCAATAGTTCCAAGACGTAGACCAAAATTTCTTTGTGTAAGGCAAAGATTAACCAGGTCGTTTTCAAAAGAATAAGACAAGGTATTAGGAAATGCCGGAATTATCTCTACAGGAATAGCACCTGTACCAATTTGATTTCCTAATATAACCGGACCTGTACCATCATTTAAATTACCTGTTCCGAGATTTGACCCATCTCCTATTACCTGTATCACTGTGGACCATAGGTAATCTCTAGTCTTATTTGTTTTTGTAGAAACAATTTTACCATTGGGTAAGAAATATTGAGGAGTTAGATCTGGCCCTAGTGGAGGAACAAATTTAATTACCGATCCGGGTGTAGCATATGCCATCGGGTTGGTGAATATACTAGTTGAGTTCCCAATTGAAACAGGAATAGGAGTATTAAAAATATTATCAGTTGAGATCCTTGATATGAAATTAAAATATCCGCGGCCCTGGCCTGCGACCGAGTTGCTGAGATTCCATACAAAATTAGGAGTGACGAGATTGGTGTTTGGAACTATAGGTCTAGATGTTCTATATTTGTCTATGTAGAAAGCTCTTAACGACTGAGAATTAATAATAGGTTCAAGTTTATTTTTTATAACTGAAAAAATTTCATTTCTACTAAAGTAAGAAAAGCTAAAATTTTCTTCATGTATATCTTTATATAATATACCATCTGTGGCAAATATATTTGTACTACTATACTTTCCACTAACATCGCTTAATTCAAAATATTTACTAACTCCACTTGATACTCGATTAATACTTTTTATTTTTAAAACATCAGTGGTTAGTGTAAGAGGAGCGATATTATAATCTTCTCCTGTTACCATTCTATTCTGTGTATAGTAAGCCTGCGGGGCCTTAGATTGTATGCTGGCATTCGACTCAGGAGCCGCACTATTTGATACAATGTACTGCAATCCCAATGTCAAAGTTAAATTATGATTTTCCCCGGACTTGTTAACATACGGAACTGTAATGGTAATTCCACCTATGTCTTGAGGGGTTACTGAATAGGCCAATCCATTACTTTGTCTATAATATAAAGAAAAGTTGCCTTTAGGCAAATTTCCAAAACTACCATCTGTGAAATTTAAATCTATCTGATCAGCATCTCTTGATGTAACGCTGTATATATCACGAATGGTCTTTGATATACTATTGTAGATAGCATTGTTTCCTACAATGTTAGGTACCTTGGTCCAAGTGGTCAGCGGATAGGTTCCATCGGGATTTAATTGCCATAACCATACATCTGTGTCGTTGATGTTTTTAATGTTAATTCCAACAATTTCATTTGGTACAGGATTGGTAACACTGAAATTAGAAACTCCTAGATTACCCTGTTTAAATAACGCAAAGAAACCAGTACCTCCGCTGCCGGAACCTCTGTTGTCATTTTGATATAATAAATTTAAAGTATTACCGGGCTTTGGACTATCTTCGTATATATAGGTCTTTCCGCTAAATGTTGCTGGTACAATCTCAAAACTCATGGATGTTCCGTTTATATTCTTTGAAAAAGTATATACAGGAACGTCAGGATTTGAACTGTTGATTTTATATTGTTCTGTAATTATTCCACCGATGGTGGCTCTATCATTTGGTTTTCCAAATACAGTAGAACCTGTCATAGAAGAATTCATTACGGTAACAAATTGTTCATACCAATTTGAATTGGTTGTATCATTCCAAGATATAACAGAATTAGCAAGATTAAGTCCAGCAGAGTCCAGTACATTTTCGCTAGTTGAAAGAGATGTGATTTTTAATAAACCGCTGCTAGGAACATTTCTTTTAGGAACATAACTAATTAATTGTGCCAGTTTTAAAATACTATCTCTGCGTTGTGCAGTTTCTAAGAAATTTTCACGAGCATTAAGATCAATCCTGAAACTTAGGTTTTGCCCTAGAAAAGCGATTAATTCAATCAATGCTATGTATTCGCTGCTGTCAATAAAATCATTAAAATCCTCAGGATAATTTTCTTGAAGATAGGATATCATGATTCTGCGGATGGTTTCAAAATCGTAACTTTGAAAATCAGCATTGCGGAACGATTGATAAATTTTCTTCCAATCTTCTGTGATGAGTAATTTGTTATTGGTTGCTGGAATGGTCATAATTTTAATTCTATACCGTATTTATTAACAAAATAAACCTGGTATATTATTGTATACTCAGGCCTACCGATTGATCAAAAGTTAAACGCATATTGCTTGATCGATCTGTTCCTACTAGGACAAGTGTTAGTTCTATAATATATCCTGCGGGATATTCAATAAGATTTATCTGTGTAGGAGTTACCCTAGGATCATAGTTACATATGTCAACTATATCCTTGTTTAACGAGTCTTTTAACTCTTGTGTAAATGGTTCCATTAATAAATCCCAAATAATAGTACCAAAATTAGGATTCATTAATCGTTCGCCTCGTCTAGTATTGAAATGATTGATAATATCTTGCTTGATTAATTCAAAATCATATAATCTAGAATTTGATGTTGATGGATCTAGACTACTAAAACCTTTATAGAAGTGACTGGTTTTAGCAGGTTGTTCGTAAACTGCAGCAGCATTGGTAATTTCTATTGACTTGTATGGCATAATGGTATTTATTAACCTCCAGAAATAGGTTTTCCGCTACTATCGGTTACCTTACCTCGAGCAGCCGCAGATCCGGTAGCAGAGGTAGTAGAATTGTTAAGTTGTCCTAGGAAACAATGATAGAATCCTAATTTAGTGGCATGAATATTAGGAACATTAAAGCCTACAGCTCTAGCTGCTGCTTCAAAATAACCAGCATCGGTTTGAGCGACCTTGACTCTATCTAAGAAATATACTACACTAGCTGCGGCTGCTATATTAAGATCGGCCAACAATTCAGGTTTATCCACCAACGCAGTAGGCGAGGTAACTATTCCCTTGGTATATAACATATTACTATATCTTGCGTAGTTTGCCCTACCAGTAAGTTGTATAAATCCTCTACCAATAAATTTAGCACCATCACCGGCCTGTGTATTTCCTAAACCTTGTCCTTTGGCTGTTTGCGATCCATATAAGAATTCTGGAAGTTTATTTCCAGGATTTCCTACATAACTTTGTGCCAGGGCAGTATCGCCTTTAAACGAAGTAGGAAATACTTCTAATAGTCTGCCGGCCGATGAATAATTAAAACTTTCAGTAACACAAGTCCAGCGACTCTCACCGCCGGCAATTCCTAATATACTGGCCACAGCATAAGGACTTGTCAATCCTAATTTTGCACAAGCGGCTTTCAGAGCAGTGATACCAGGTTGACTTGCTGCAGCATTTATATCCTTAGAAAAATTAGTAGAACAAGTGCCCGGTACCACTTCGGGCGAATTGGCAGATTGCTGTATTCCAGCATTAGGACTTGGCGGTACTCCGGCAGCAACACGAGAGCTCGGAGGAGCAGCAGGTGTGAATCCGCCGACTTTGTATCCATTAGCAGCCGATGGCGGTACCCCAGATGCCGGAACAGCAGGAGTATCTGCCAGGGTAACATCTGTTGCTGCTGCGCTGAATTTTTCTGGATTAATATTTTCGTGTTGATCCCAAGGCTCGTGTGTTGGTACACGATTCATGATTGATTTTATTTCATCACTCTTGTATTTGTTTTCCTTGGCCCATGGGTTTTTATCCGGTACTAGCGGATCTCTATTAGGTAATGTAAAGACTGATAATAACGGAGGAGTCTCAGGAGGACTTGCCGATGTTGGAGCCGAAGCAGCTGGACCATTTAAATGTATGAGCGAAGCAACCATTACGATATTTCCGTTGGTGTCTACACTGAAATCTCCGCCGGTGCCTATCTTGAACGATTGTCCAGACGTAACATTTAAATCATTATTAGCAGTAACCAAGATATCTTTTGCCGAGGACATATGGGTATCTTGTCCTGATATTATTTTAAGATTTTGTCCTACACTGAGATGAGCATCATTCTTGATAGCTATTTTACTATAATCATCAACTACTAGATAGTAATATCCGGTAACATTGGTTTCCATATTTTTTATTGCACGCATATTAATATTTCTGCCTGCTTCTATATTAATATCTCTATCTGCTCTAAAATTAAAATCTGCTTTTGAATGGATGCTGACACTGTCTGTGGCAAATATATCTAACTTGCCTGCGCTAGACATCTCTATCCATGCTGTACCGGCAGCATTGGCGATATAGATTAAATCATGGCTGTTATGAAGTAATATTTGATGTCCTGTTCTTGTGCGTATTCTTACCAGTTCGTTCTGCCCTGTAATATCACCATCGTCCATGACAAAGGTACTGCCACCGAGCCGACTTATTGGTGCCATGATATCGCCTTCGCCCGGTTCGGCATTTTTTTCGTAACCAATTTTTTTCCTTGGGCCATTTAAATCTAATGGTCCGGGTGTGCTTATTCCAAATACAGCACTAGGAGTTTCTCGTCTAGCACCACTGGTAGTAATTCCTCTTACTGTATCTAATAATAATCCCTGTGCTAATAATCTTTCAGCAAATGGGTGTACTGGTTTTTTATTCTTATCGATGTCAGGATTGCCAGGATTGTTTACAGCTTTTAAAAATTCAGCAGCCGGAAGATTTGTTGTACCATATCTTTCAATTTGTTCCGGCGTCATTGATGTACTTTTAGTGGCCGCAATGCCGGGCACCATGTGATTTTGGAATGTGTCCTGAACACAGCCGATCCAATATCCTTGATTGGGGTCTCCATCGAGGAATATAACCATAACAACGCAGCCAATGTCAGGTGGAATCATCCACATTCCATAGCTCTTCTGAACATCGCTAAAATTACTGCTGTTATTACCTTCGTATCTTACAGATGTAGCACCGTAGAAAGGTGTTAGATATCTAACAACATAAGTTTCCGATTGATGTTCAATAGGACTTTGTAAAGATTTTATTAAAGAAACTTCAAGTGATCCCATATAGGTAGGATCTAGGTGACTTCTTATCTCAGCAAGGAAAGGGCCCGGACTTGGTAAGGGGCTCTTTGATCTTGTTTCATATGGCATTCTATGTTACCTCAACATTATTTTATCTAGTGGACTTAAATTCTTTGTGATGCTTCCAAATTTGGAAACTACAGAATTGGTTACGTTATTACCCACACCAAATTTATCATTTATTTTATTTAGATCGGCCTCGACTGAACTTACTGCTCCCGTAACTGCTGACAATTGAGATCTTACATTTAAGAATTTATTACCTATGATAGCAGCACTTAGCACGTTAGGTTGTAGTAGTGGACTAAACGGATTGGCCATATAGGCCGGGGTAGAATTAATTACAGATTGTGCTACATCCGCCGGCAATTGATTTTGTGAAACATCTGCGATATTATTTGTTCCATATGATCTTGCCACAGCAGACGGACCGCCTTTTGCTGCTACTTGATCTATATAACCTGTATCGGGCCTTGGGTCCGGAGCAATATAATAAGGTGGAGTGGGAGGTAATTTAGCAATTCCGTCAAGAGTCAACGAATTAAAATTTACACCTTGTGCCCTTGCTACTGCTATTTTGGTATCGGCTGGTAATTTTGATACTATGGCATTTAATTGATCAAGCATTTTAGATTTTAATGAATTTGAAAGACCGGAAAGTTGAACAGGATTGATTCCAAATTGTAATCCAACTGCCAATAGATCATTTGCTGTTCCTCGAGTGACTGCTAGTGCCGAGGAACCAATATTGTTTACTAAATCAGCAGAACGAGTTCCTATATTTCTCACGTCTGCTAAAGCAGATGCTCCGATGTTATTCACCGAGGCAACATAACTTGACGCAAGATTGTTTACTGTCAAGCTGGCATTATTTAGAGCTGCGTTAACATTATTTACTGTTACAGCAGACGTAACATTTAAAATTGAATTGTTTAATGCTGCGGCAGAATTTGGCCCCAGGCTGGCCACTGCCGATAATGTAGGTAATCCAACATTTGATGCTGCTGCGCTTATAGACTCTACATTGGAAGGCAAGGAAGCTGCTTGAGATCTAATATCCTGTGCTGTGACATTATTACCACTTCTAATGATATCTGTAACAGGAGTTGCCGGTGTATAAGAAACCGTTGCTCCTACACCTATACCAGATCCAGGAACAGAAACCTGATTTATTATATTATTAGATCTTTCTACTATTTGACTGTTTACACTACCGCCAGCATTGCTGACTCCAAAAGAATCACCTAACGTGTTTGACGACTGATATACTAATGCTTCGGAACTTAGTGTTTGTTCTTGTAATGCCGCAACGGCACTGGCTTGTAATGGAATTCCTTGAGCAGATTGAGCAGTAGCATCCGGCACAACTCCGCCGTATGGTTGATATGCTCCTCTAGTATTACCCACTAAATTATCAGAAGCACCGCTCACCTGTGAGTCTCCTGGTACAGGGGTACCTCCTAATCCTCCTTCGGCTGCAGTAAAATTATCTGTAGGGTTAGGATTTCCTCTATTTTCTGTATTAACTAAATTCAATGCGCCCGGACGAACTCCTACTTGGCTAGAGCCGGCACCATTACTTCCGCCACCTCCGCCACCGCCACCGCTTGGCACAGGAACCGGCGACGAGTCTCTTGATACATTATCAAGTGGATCTTTCTTCTGGAATAAGGACGGTGTTGTAGCAGCATCACCCTGACCAGGAACTCTAAGAATTTTTAAAGTCTGTTTGAATAATCCATCTTTAAAACTTGACTTTGCTTCAATGACGCGATATACTCCGCTGAAGGGGATTAATTCTGGATCAAATCTAAATAGCCCACCTTGCTCTAAATTGTCTATATCAATAGGATTACGAAACTTGATCATTATCATGATCTCTCCGTAGTTTTGATTAGCAGATCCTTCGTCAGATACCGGGCCGGATCCGGCATTATAATTACCTATTCCGCCTGTTACGATAAAAAATGGATCTCCTAATATCTCTAAATCACCGTCAAGCATACTGGCTTTAGAATCAACGATAGCACGATGCATACCTTTGGCCAATGAGGCATACGGATCCGATTGTCGTTGTCCACCCGAGTCCTTATCCACAGATGTTAATTGACTATCTTTGTGTTTAGGGGCTTCTAATGCCAAGTTTGACGATCCTTCTTTGTAACGAGTATCCGGGTCACCTCCTAACTTGGGTTCGGGTTTATTATTATACCCTGCTACATCTCTAGCAGCAGGACCGTAACTTTTTCCCAAGGCAGCAGGAATAGCCTCAAAATATAAAGAATTGAAATTCAATTTAAAATTCAATATATCTACGTTTTTACCTGTGTATATATAATTGTATTCTCTTAATGCCAATTGCTCTAATTGTTTAGCGTTGACCTGTTGATTTCCAAATAAAGGAATACGATTATGCATAATTTTGTGCATGGCTACTACAAAATTAAAATTTTGATAAGGACGTTTGGTATCTGGATTGTTTATGGTTTGATTGGTGACTTCTAATTTAATTAAAAAATAATCAACCCTTCCATATTGGTCAACTACAGCGTTGAAATTATGAGCTAAATCTTCTATCAGTTGTCTGCCAAATTTACTATCTCTTATGATAGCGGCTATACATTCAGTTATATTTTTTCCTTCAGCAAATTGTGCTGTGACATCTTTTATGTAGGTAGGTTTGTATGAGTTTGGATCGCTGGCATTTTGTTCAGGACTAGGCGTTGGCTTCTGTTGGTATGCTGTGGGTTTTTCGACTTTCTTAAGGTCTGGAAATTTATATGTGCTGTTGTCTTTCAAGAATTCAGATACCTTGGCCTGCCCAATTGCCTGGCCGGCCTTGCCGTCAAATGATATACTGTAAACATCATGTCCCGGAGACGGGCCGCCTCTAGCATCATCGTCTGCTTGTACAGTTTGTTTGTTTATATTTTTTGCCAAATCACTCAAGATGTCTTTGACTTTTTCGCCAGATATTTTTACAGCCTTTTTTAACTTGCTAGGCATACCAAACCCTGCTTCATTAAATGGTATGGCTGTTACTTTGTATCTTGTGCCTCGTTGATCTACGCTGATCTCCATGCCTGTTATCTTTACAGGAAAATATCGTGTAGACCTAGGAATTTCTTGTGCCGATCCAAGATCTGTACTATCAGAATATCCTAAGAATTCCATTTTTAATACATAACTGGCATTTTGATATGTTGAATACCCTGCCTTTACTGCCGATACCTGTAATGCCTCAAGGAAACCATTCATGCTGTAGGGCTCTATGACATCAAAAGAAATAGAGGTAGGTTGGCTAACACTGGTCGCCTCACTGAATCCCATGATAGAATTTATCTCAACATCTTCTATATACAAATCATAATAACCGGGACTACTAGGCGGGAGCCAAGATCCTAAAGCATTTGGTCCCTTACCGCCCGATTTTATAATAACCAAATTTAGAGTCCTATTTCTGTAATTTAATGGTTCGTTTACCTCTAATGTTGACAAAGCAGCAAAAGTGAATACGTAATTAAAAGATCTATAATGAGATAGTACATTGGTTTTATCTTGATTGCCCGGCGCGCCCTGGTATGTGCCAGGTTCTAGGCCAGCCGGAGCAGCACCGGCGCTTTTACCAACTACATCAGAAGAACTACTAGTTACGGCCATTTTAAATTCCTAACGAATGTTTTATAGAACTTAACTTGGGAAGATAGATTTTTATACCGGCTTTTAGATCAAATACAGGATCTTTAATAACAGATGGATTCCTTACGGCAAACACCCACCACAATCCAACATCGCTATAAAGATCATGGGATAATAAATCAGGCCTATATTCGTAACTCTTGGTCACTGTGAAGACAACATCATCTGCTTCCGATGCGATTGTTCTATTATTGATGATGTCTAAATACCCATCAACCTGAGGAGTGGTATAATAAGGGCTTAATTTATTATAAGTTGTCATTATAGATATCCTGCCTTTCTTTCTAGGGCTGTACTTAAATATCTGTTTACACCAGTACCTAGCATTTCTGCTCGACTGTACATTGGTTTACATGTAACTGCGATAGTTGATAGTGTAGGAACAAATGCTGTTCCATATTGATTGTTACCTGTTATGAATCCACTTTTATCAAGGGTATAAAAATCTACCGAATCCGGCAGGGTATTTTTAAAACTGGTAATAGCCACCGGAACATTATTTAACATGAAATCGCCATAAGCATCCAATCTACACACAGGTGGCGGTGCTCCGGCATTGGTATCTGGACCAAATCTCATCTTGGTTAGAGCTCTTAACAGATGAACAGTTGCCAGGTACACCATGGCATCTTGATCATTTTCAACTGTGAATTTTCCTTGGATAGTGATGTCCGTGACACTGCTATTTTTATAAAAATTAATAGCATAGTTATTGTGAGTAGGAGTTTGTGTTGTATAATCAGCTTTGTGTTCAAAGTCAATCGATGGAGTATACGGAAATATTATTCCCCCGTGCTTGGTTAATTCACCTGCCGGGGATCCACTGGTTAAATCTACCAGATAATCTTTAGGGACTCTTATCTTGACTCTAAGGTCTGGACTGCGTGGATCAAATTTAGGATCCATGGAGGTAACTGATATTTCTGTAGCGGCGGCCGCCTTGGGGGGCTCTGCTCCTGGCTGTACCTGGCCAAGATCTCTATATCCTCGTTTGGCATCTCCGCCTGGGGTGAACGAGGGTACCTTGGGTTTGTTAATATATCCTCGTTTGGCATCACCTCCTGGGGTATATGATGGAACCGTTGATGTTTTAGGTTCACCTAACACAGTAGGATTGGTCATCTTTTCAGTTGCGGCAATCGCAGATTGCGCCGTGTTGACAAACGAGGTTTGGCGTGCTTGCTCAGCATCATATTGTGCCTTGGTTGCCGGTTTGCCATTGACTTTATAAGTATCGACCATTATAGAAAAATCCTTTATTTGTTATTTAACCGATAAATAATGTGCTAAGTTAATATGGTTGACATCTTTCATAAGTGTGTTATACTAAATTAAAAGGAAACCTTAATGACTATCGGATTATTGCCAAGAAAAACAAAATATTTAAATAATCGAGATTTACTAGCAGAAATACACAGAAGCAAATGCTCATATTCCAGTTTTGAAAAACCAGAATATCACCAATACGATATTATCCTAACCAGCCTAGATAAAGTTAACATACGTACTGTTGCCGACGCCAAACGAACCCAGGCCAAACGTCTAGGACTACACGCATTCGCAGCAGCAAGAATGTCCGGAGATAAGAAAATCAAACTGTCAGAATGCACAGCAGATTATAAAACTATCGCAAAAACGGATATAATCATCCGGATAATGACATTTGATCACATACCGTTAGCACCGGGTCGTAAGAAAACCACTAAAACCACAGCAGACAGTCATGATAAGGTAAACTTTCCTCCTTATCAACATTGGAAGTTTGACGATCAAGATGAATTGGTATGTATTGGTAAAAGCCATTGGAAAGGATCTGTATCCTCTGGTAAATTCAGTAAGGATCACGGACGTATTACCGAGAATCTCGGTAAGATGTTTATTAAATTGTCCGAGCGTTATGCCCAGCGTAGCAATTGGAGAGGATATACCTATGTGGACGAAATGAAAGGTCAGGCCATCCTACAACTAAGTCAAATTGGACTACAGTTTGATGAAAGTAAATCAGAGAATCCCTTTGCTTACTATACTGCTGCCGTAACCAATTCATTCACAAGAATTTTAAATTTAGAAAAGAAGAGTCAAAACATACGTGATGATCTGTTAGAAGAAGCGGGTCTTACTCCTAGTCTTACCAGACAAAATAGTCAAGAGTATGCTAGCGAAATTGCTAGACAGGCCGAACTATACAAAAATATGCGTATGCCCAAGAGTGAAGAAATATCCGAAGAAGAAGAAATAGAAGACGGTAATATTGAAGATTGACCTACTATCTAGCATCTGCTACACTCGTTGTAGGAGAATAATTAATGCCATTGTTTAAGAAGGTAGCGTGTTTCACCGATATTCACTTCGGTCTAAAATCTAATAGTATAACGCATTTAAGAGATTGTGAAGAATTCGTAGACTGGTTTATTCAAGAAGCCAAGACCGCAGGGTGTGAAACTGCGATCTTCTTGGGTGACTGGAGTCATAATCGTAACAGTCTAAACTTATTCACACTAGACAGCAGTTTACGCTGCCTTGAAAAACTAGGCGCGGCATTTGAACAGTTTTTTTGGTTTCCGGGCAACCACGATCTGTTCTACAAAGACAAGCGTGACATTCATTCGAGTGCTTTTGGTCGGCACATTCCAGGCGTCACTGTTGTAGACAGTATATGGACCCGGGATGATGTCACACTTGTACCTTGGCTAATAGGCGATGAGTGGAAGTCTATGAAAGACATTAAGAGCAAATATGTATTTGGTCACTTCGAATTACCCAAGTTCTTTATGAACGCTATGGTACAAATGCCCGATCACGGTGAACTTAGAGCAGAGGATTTTAACGGTCCAGACTATATATTCAGTGGACACTTCCATAAACGACAAGAAAACAACAAGGTGATCTACATCGGTAATGCGTTTCCCCACAATTACAGTGATTCGTGGGACGATGCTAGAGGTATGATGACATTAGAATGGGGTGGCGATCCTGAATTTATCGACTGGCCCAACTGTCCCAAGTATCGTACCATTAAATTAAGTGATCTTATTGATCGCAAAGACGATGTAATGAAAAGCAAAATGCATTTCAGAGTCAATCTTGATATTGATATCAGCTTTGAGGAAGCAAACTTTATCAAAGAAACATTTATTGCCGAGCATGACATACGAGAAATCAGTCTAGTACAGGATAAAAACAATCTAGAGGGGTCAGTGGATGAAAACACCGATGCTAGATTTGAAAGTGTTGATCAGATTGTTACGGAACAGCTGGTTAATATTGATTCAGGAAACTTTGATGTCGCTACCTTGTTAGAAATTTATAACAATCTATGACCTTTCTAATTAAAAATTTAACTGTACGAAACTTTATGAGTGTGGGTAACCAGACTCAAGCAGTGGACTTTAAGAAACAGGCACTGACATTGGTGCTAGGATCTAACCTCGACCTGGGTGGAGATGACACTGGATCGCGTAACGGCACGGGTAAAACTACCATTATCAATGCGTTGAGTTACGCTTTGTATGGGCAGGCTCTCACAAACATACGCAAAGAAAACTTGATCAACAAGATCAATGGCAAAGCCATGTTGGTTACTGTAGAATTTGAAAAAAGTGGTGTTAATTACCGTATTGAAAGGGGACGTAAGCCCAATGTACTCAAGCTATTTGTCAATGATAACCAGTTAAAAACTGAAGAATCCGAAGACGATAGCCAAGGAGACAGCAGAGAAACACAGAAGGCCATTGAGCAAATGCTAGAGATGAGCCATACCATGTTCAAGCATCTGGTTGCGTTAAACACCTATACAGAGCCATTTTTGTCAATGAAGGCTGCTGATCAACGAGAAGTTATTGAACAACTTCTGGGTATCACTCAGCTGAGCGAAAAAGCAGAAGTACTCAAGTCGCAGATCAAAGAAACCAAAGATTCTATACAGGTAGAAGAATTCAGGATCGGCGGCGTTAAGATTGCCAACGAAAATGTACAGAAAAGTATTGATAGTCTTGAGATAAAGAGTAGTGCGTGGGAAACAAAGAAGACCACAGATATAGAAAATATTGGTCGTGCCATGATGCGGCTTGAAACTGTTGATATTGAAGCAGAATTACGAGCACATCAGCAACTTAAGATATGGCTTGAGCACAATACCCGAGTTCAAAACTTACAAAAGCAACGAGCAACTTTAGATTCCGCACTAGGACATGCTGAAAGAAGTGTTAAGAAGTATGAGAAGGAACTGGCAAGTCTTGCAAATAAAACATGTCATGCTTGCGAACAGGAACTTCACGATCATAAGCATGAAGAAATGTCTGCGCTGGCTCAGGCACAGCTAGACGAAGCTTTGAAATATTTTGATAAAATATCTCAAGACTTACAAAAGATCTTGGATGAGATTGGCAACGGGGATACACCACACAAACCGTTGACGTTTTATGACACCGAAGCAGAGGCATTAGGACACAAGAACAACTTGGATGGACTTGAACGCAATCTAACCTCTAGGATTGACGAATTAAATCCTTACCAAGAACAGGTACAGGAACTGAAAAAGACAGCCATACAAGAAGTTAATTGGGATACTATTAATTCTTTGACCAAACTCAAAGATCATCAAGAGTTCTTGCACAAACTATTAACCAACAAAGATAGTTTCATCCGTAAAAAGATAATTGATCAGAATTTAAATTATCTCAACAAGCGGCTGACCTACTATATTGACAAACTTGGATTACCTCACCAGGTTGTATTCCAAAACGACCTTACTGTTGAGATCACACAGCTGGGACAAGACCTAGATTTTGATAATCTAAGTCGAGGTGAACGCAACAGATTGATACTGAGTATGAGTTTTGCTTTCCGAGATGTTTGGGAAGGATTGTATCAGCATATCAATTTATTGTTTATTGACGAACTGGTCGATGCCGGAATGGATGCTGCGGGTGTGGAAAGTGCCCTGGCGGTTCTAAAGAAGATGGCCAGAGAACGCAATAAGAATATATACTTGATATCACACAAGGACGAGCTAGTGGGCAGGGTAAACAATGTGCTTCGAGTAATCAAAGAAAATGGTTTTACCTCCTACAGCAACGATGTAGACTATGTCGACTGAAAAATACGATAGATATAAAGAATTATATTCAAAATATATAGATCATGCTGTGATAGTGCATAACTATCATTACGCATTCCTTAGGACTCTAGGTAAAGAATCCGGAGTGAACGTTAGGCGGTCTCTTACCAGTATGCTGGTACTGGAAAAAGAGTTACGTAGATTAAGTCTTGAAGTTTTTAAAGAGCATCAAGCTAATCTGAAAGAAGGAAAACGCCGTAAGAGAGAAGAACTCATTAAAATTAAAAAAGCAGGCCCGGGTCGAGGTAGACCCAGGACTAAAGAAGTTAAAATCAAACGAAGCCGTATAGGCAGACCAAGAAAGGACGAGGTACTTAAAAATGACAACATCAACACAACAAATTAAAGATCAAATGGATGACTTCTTAAAAGAGGATGCGAAATTTGAAGCAGGCAATGCTGCTGCTGGAACTCGCGCTCGCAAGGCATTAGGTGAGTTAGCCAAGGCTGTCAAGGCCCGACGTAATGAAATCACTGCTGAGAAGAATGCTCGCAAGGAAGCCAAGACAGCAAAGTAATCAATGACTTGGTACCATAAAGGTTCTATAGTTACAGAACTGCCTGAAGATTGTGTGGGGTTTGTTTATCTCATCTCATGCAACATTTCTGGCAGACTCTACGTTGGTAAAAAATTAGCAAAATTTAGTCGAACCGCCTACAAGACTGTAAAGTTGAAGAACGGCACAAAAAAGAAAAAGAAAATTAGAAGCAAAATAGATAGTGACTGGCAGGAATATTACGGGTCCAGTGCGGAACTTACCGCAGACATAGAAAAATTAGGCAAAGAAAATTTCACAAGAGAGATATTACACTACTGTCGTAGTAAAGCAGAAACATCATACATTGAGGCCCGTGAACAATTCGACCGCAAAGTATTGGAATCAAACGAATATTATAACGGACAGATCTCAGTCCGTGTCCATGGCTCCCACATAATTAAAAAACCCTAGGCTCAGTTAATCGGTAAAAGCTCGCGCAGGCTAATTTCATGCGCCCGGAAACCTGGATTTTGGATCACAGGGAGGGAAATCTCTTGCCGATAAGAGTGCTCAACTACTACCCGAAAGGATGAAGATCGCTACCAAGACCTGCGATTTAGTTGTTTGAAGATGAATGTATAGGCAAAAAGAAGGGAGAAAAACCCTGGGTTTACAATATGATAGCGTATATTTGTAAACTGCCGTTGTATGAAGACGGAGCTCGTGGTACCGGACAACCGCCACTGTAATGCTCCAACGCTGTGTGACTGTTCGAACTCGGATAATGTCTTTTTTCGCCCTTGAGCGGGCGAAGTGTGACCAAGGAATCTGGATAATATTAATTCGTCTCATAGACGAAGTAAAATGCTCTGAGTGCGAACGAAAGAGCAAATGAGCGTTAGCTCATTATATAATATAAATAAAAGATGATAAGGAAATTACTCTCATGCGTATAAATGAATTACTCAGTGAAGAACAACTTGACGAAATAAGTCTCGGAAAAAGAATTGCTGCAAAAGCAGCACGATTTGCTCAAGGAGCCGGCGATGTTATTGGCGGTACACTTGGAGGAATTGCCGGGGCATGGAACAGAGGAGAGAAGGCTTATCAAAGAGGAAAATCTGTAGTTGATCCTTCAGGCAATCCAGGATCAGCAGGCGGAACAACCACTACTACTGCTACCGGTACTACAACAACAGGTGGAACAAACGCAGCAGTGCCGGCCGCTGCCGCAGCACCTGCAGGAACAACAGATCCAACTGCTGCCGCAGCACCGGCTGCTGGAACAAATCCTGCTCCTGAAGCGCCGGCAGGAACAAATACAGGTGGTACCAGTTATGATACACAGGCAGGAAAACCTCAAAGTGCTCCAGGTAATAGACAAAAAGGTGATATAGTTAGATCTGGGCAAAATACATTCCAATACACAGGCGAACCTGGAAAAGAATGGTTTGTTGCCAGCGGTCCACTACAAGAACCAAATCCTCAAGCAGATAGATATAACAACATTCAAGCTGTTGGTGGTAAGAAATTTATCAGCGCAGACAATGCCAAACGCAATCTACAAGTTTCAGAGCGTAAGAAGCTGAAAAAGAAAATTGTTGCCGAATTCCACAGCAACTTCCTAGGCATGATAATTTAAAAGAACGGAACTCCGCTGTCTTTGGTTATCTCAAGATTCTTTTCAATAATCTTTGATATTATTTCTCTTTCTTCGTAGCTGAGCATTAGACTTTCAGTGTAGCTGATGCTACCGCGCATGTACCAACAGATTCTAAATAATTCGTCTTTTAAGGCTTTTGATTCTAGTTCGTAGTCTTTAACAGCCTGTTCAATTCCTGCTATATCAAGAATCAAAAGCCTTAGACGAAAAAAGTTGATGGATCAAAAGTAATAGGAACTTCTACAGTTTCACCTTTTACACCTTTTTCCTTCATTTCGTCTGTTACTGCTACTATCATGGGTTTGACAGCATTGGCATCTCTTAACATTTCTAGATGTTTCTGAATACTGTTAAAAATATCTTTGTCAATGTTTTCCACAAACTCTTTGATAAACTTAGGATCATCTGTGCTACCGTGGATGCTGTCAACCCTGCTGATACTGTCGCTGATGGTGCTTAATGTAGCATCACTTAAAGTTTTAAAACTTTCTTGGAACATTTTAACTTTATCATCATCGGTGATTTCTTTGTTGTTGACCATCTGCATAAGTTTCTGTGTTTCAAAAGTCTTGATGGCTGCTGAACTGATCTGACGATAGGTAAGTGGTCGAACAAATACCGTTAATTCTTCATTTACTGGTACTGTGTCAGTCCAGGTAATCTGATTCATTAAACTATCCATGACCATACGTAGATCAACTTGATATTCTAATTCTAGATCTTCACCAAATTTAATTGGAGTTGTCATTAATTCTCCGTAGGTGGCCAAGCGAATGGCGATTAAAATCATGTCAAGGTCAATGTTTGGAGTATTCCACGCATTTTTGATGTTGGGTACGCAGTGCTGTATAACGTCTACTACTGCTTGTCCATTCATGAGTGCGTCGGGTACTTTTAACATCAATTCATCTTTGGCTGTCATTGAATATACTGGATACTCTCCAGATTCTGAAATTTCCAAACTATCTTGCGGCCAAAATGATCCATTACTAGGTAATCTAATATAGATTTTTGGTTGGCGCATGTACATGGACAGCGGATTTGCAGTTGAACTCATAGTATTTGTCTCCGAATAAATAACTTATAAAGATAACAGGGCATCTTATTCAATGTATTTATATACGTATAGAATCACGGAAAAACAATGGCAGACGTAACAGGTCAAATAATAGGCGATCCACAGAGTAACACCAAAGATGTTCGGCTGAACAACGCAGCCACGGAGGCCACATTAAAAGCACTACTGAATACTGCTAATATAGATTCAGCAGTATTAAGAGAAATTGCTGCTAACGCAGGTGTTGACCGAGATATTTTAGCCGGTTTGGAGGCTGCTGCTGTTGCAAGTTCTGCCGGCCTCCAACAGGTTACAGTATCTACGCAGCAATTAACTGTTTCTCAAAATAATCTAAAAGAGCATAATCGACTTGTAGATACATCATTTGCTGGATTAATTGACAGTACCCGACTATTAGCATCGGGTAATGCAACTGTAAGTGGTGTATTGGACGCATTTAAACTCTTGCCAGGGCCGTTGGGACTTGTGGCACAAGGATTTTCCGCACTAGCAGCATTCCAAGAAACCAATATGAAGACATATCAAACTATGTCAAGTGCTGGTGCTAACTTTGGTGGCAGTCTAACAGACATGCGATTAGCGGCACAGGGCACTTTTGTGGATTTACAAACATTTGGAAATCTAGTTAAAAACAACAGTCAAGTTTTAGGCAGAATGGGCGGTACTGTTGATGATGGTGCTAGAGCATTTGCTGCTATGAGCAATAGTTTATTAACTAGTCAAGCAGGTGAAAATCTGTTAGCACTGGGATATACTACCGAAGATGTTAATCAGGGTATGTTAAGTTATATAGCAACAACGGGTGGCCGCTCAAAAGAAGAAATGAAAAATACTCAGTCTATTACTGCAGCCACGTCTGAGTATCTAACAGAGTTGGATAAGTTAACACAATTTAGTGGTATTAGTAGAAAACAACAAGAAGAAGAACAAAAGAAAGCTGCTCTTAATGGTGCTTATCAACGAGCATTAGCTAACATGACAGAAGATCAAAAAGCTAGAGCGGAAATTGCTAGAACAGCAGCTGCAAATTCTGGAGTAGTAGGAGCTGCAGACGCATTAATGGCCAACGTGGCTGGTTTTCCTCCTATTACTAAAGAAGCACAACAATTTGCTGGCATGCTACCCTACGCCTATAATGGTATAGAAACGTTAGGAAATTCTGTTCGTGATGTACATGGCACAATGGCAGATACTGAAAAAGGTATTGGTGTATTCAATGAAGGAGTATATAGATCTGCAAAAGGTGCTGAAACTGCATTTAGTGCTGTGGCCATGGGTGGCAATCAGGTTGCTAATAGTGCTCTTTTAGCCGGTATTCAATTAGAAAAAAGTGGTAATAATACAGCAGAAGGAACTGCTAAGAATCTTGCCAAGGCAACAGATAATCAAAAAACTCAACAAGCAAGTCAAGCAGCCACAATGGCCAAAGCAGAAATTCAACTTAAAGAATTTGGCCTGGCTATCATGAAATTGATATCTCCAATCATAAGTGTTCTAACTCCTGTGTTGACATACCTAGGTCCGTTGTTTATAGGATTAAGTGTCGCAGTAATGGGATATAAAGCATGGTTACTAGCTCTTGAAACTTTTGAAAGAGCCAAAGTAGCAAGAGACCTGGCTAGAGAATCAGGCGGCGGTGCTCTTACCGCTGCTAGAAACTTTGTTAATTTAGGAGGAAGTCCTGCTGCCTCGGTAGTACCGGGTGCTGCTGCTGCACCACCCGGCGGCGGTATATTGGGCGGAGTGCTGGGCAGCTTGGCCGAAGGTTTGAAAAAAATGGGTAATCCTCAAGTGTTACTGGGTATTGTTGCTGTTGGATTGCTAGGCGGTGCCATGATGGTAGCAGGTAAAGCATTTAAAGAGTTTACCGGTGTTAACTGGGGAGATGTACTGATAGGGTCTGTGGTATTGACAGCACTGTCAATTGGCGCAGCAGCATTGGTTGAGATCGCTCCTTTCATAGGCATAACTGCTGTAGCCATAGGATTGCTTGGTGGTGCTATATGGTTACTGGCCAAGGGACTCAAAGAGTTTCCAACTTTTGCCATACCCGGTATGTCGGAAGCATTTGAAGGATTTGGAAAAATAGTCGGAACCGTATTTGGGTTTGTAGGCGATGTAGTATCAGGCTTGATAGATACTGTTAAAAAAGTATTTGGAACTGTATGGGATATCATATCATGGCCTTTTAAAATGATAGGTAATTTAATATCGGGTACTGTTGATGTTGTGACCAGTATACTAGGAGGACTAGTAAACATTGTCACAGGTATATTTGGTACCATGTGGAATATCGTATCATGGCCTTTCAAGCAGTTAGGTAATTTAATATCAGGCACTGTTGATGTTGTGACCAGTATACTAGGAGGAATGGTAGATATCATCACAGGTATATTTGGTCTAGTGTGGAATATCGTATCATGGCCTTTTAAACAACTGGGTAATCTAGTATCGGGTACAGTAAGTGTTATTGCTACTATTCTAGGAGGAATGGTAGATATAGTAACAGGATTATTTGGTATCTTATGGAACGTGGTGTCGTGGCCTTTCAAGCAGTTAGGTAATTTAATATCGGGTACAGTAAGTGTTATTGCTACTATTCTAGGAGGAATGGTAGATATCATCACAGGTATATTTGGTCTAGTGTGGAATATCGTATCATGGCCTTTTAAACAACTGGGTAATCTAGTATCGGGTACTATTAATATCGTAACAGGAATTTTAGGCGGAATCGTAGATGGTATTTCTGCTATATTTGGCACGGTATGGAATATAATATCATGGCCGTTTAAACAATTAGGTAATCTAATATCAGGTACTGGTGATTCTACAACTGGACTATTTGGCGGAATGCTAAACACGGTTACAAGTATATTTGGTGCTGTATGGAATATCATATCCTGGCCTTTCAAGCAGTTAGGTAATCTAGTATCGGGCACAGTCAATGTCGTGGCCAGTATACTAGGAGGGCTAGTAAACATTGTTACAGGCATATTTGGTACCATGTGGAATATTATATCCTGGCCTTTCAAACAGATAGGCAATCTAGTATCATCGGCTGTAGATAGTATCACAGGTGTATTTGGCAGCATGGTAGATGGTATTACTGGCTTATTTGGCAAGATAGGAGATGCGATATCAGCACCATTTACTTCAATTGGTAATCTAGTATCGGGTGTAGCAGATGCTGTTGCCGGTATATTTGGTGGCATGGTAGATGGTATATCCGGCGCATTTGGTTCAGTATGGACGGTGATATCAGCACCATTTACCATGATCGGGGATTTAGTATCATCGGTTGTGGATGGTATCACTAGTGTATTTGGTGGCATGGTAGACATTATATCTGGAGCATTTGGTACAGTATGGGGTGCGATATCATCTCCGTTTACTATGGTTGGTGATTTAGTATCATCGGTTGTAGATGGTATCACTGGAGTATTTGGTGGAATGGTGGACAGTATCTCAGGAATATTTGGTACAGTATGGGATATTATATCATCACCATTTACCATGATTGGTGATTTAGTATCATCGGTTGTAGATGGTATTACTGGAGTATTTGGTGGAATGGTTGACATTATCTCAGGTGTATTTGGTATAGTATGGGATGCGATATCAGCGCCATTTACCATGATTGGTGATTTAGTATCATCTGTGTTTGATGGTATTGCCGGAGTATTCAGCGGAATAGTAGACAGTATCTCCGGTGCGTTTGGTATAGTATGGGATATAATGTCAGCACCATTTAGAATGATTGGTGATTTGGTATCATCTGTGTTTGATGGCATATCGGCTGCTATATCATTTGTGGTAGATAAACTTACCAATATACTGGGCATGATTGGCGATGTTATTGGCGGAATAGCAGGATTTGTTGGAAGTTTATTTGGCGGAGGCGATGAAGCCAAAGAAGGATCCGGACCAGGGTCACCGGAATTTACTGAGGCAACTTCTACTCTATTAGAAGCTGCTAATAAACTTGGTTCAGTAAGTGACAAACTAGCAACTGTTAATTTAGGCCCACGACAAGATGCTCTACCCGGATCAACGGCATTTGATAGTATATTTAAAATGGCCCTAACAGCATCTTCAGTCAAGAAAGAAACAGCAGATTTGCCTCCTCTGTCAGAAGGGGCTAAAAAATTATCTGCTGGCCTGTTCGGCGATAAAGGACCTAGCCTGGAAGAAAAAACACATACTGAGCTAGTTTCCTTAAATACTACGATGAAAGATCTATTGAGATATATCAAGGATACAGCAGACAATACCAAGAAAACTCACGAGGCTACTAAAAGTCTTAACGGTAATGCATTCGCTTAATTAGGAAATGCACAAATGAATAATAAACAACACAGTAACGGAGAAATATAATATGGCCGGATGGAAAAAATATTTCACTCCTGTTAATACATCGGGTAAATTAAGTCCGGTGAGCGGAAGCATGATGTCCGGGTTGGGCAACAATCCTAGTAGAACAAACTACAGCAGTTATCTACCAGATGTCTATGCCGGTCACCCAAATCGGTTAGAGCGCTATGGACAATACGATACCATGGATAGCGACAGCGAAGTCAATGCTGCGTTTGATATATTGGCAGAATTCTGTACTCAACTAAACGATGAAAACGGAACTCCTTTTACAATCAAATTCAAAGAACAAGCCAATGGTACTGAAATAAAGATCATCAAAAAATATCTACAGCAGTGGTGTAAGGCAAATAAATTTCCAGTACGGATTTTTAAAATTGTCCGAAATGCTTTCAAATACGGCGACAGTTTCTTTGTGCGTGATCCAGAAACACAAAAATGGTTATATGTAGACCCTGCCAAAGTTGACAAGATCATTGTGAATGAAAGCGAAGGCAAGAAGCCTGAGCAATACATGATCCGTGACTTCAATCCCAATTTTGAAGCACTGGCCACAACTGCCATACAGCCCAGCAACCAGCAGGGCGGCGGTAGTCAATTTGGCGGCAGTTATGGCAGTGGACAAGGCGGTGCCGGCGGCAGTAGAGGAATGGTAGGTAGTTTTCCAACCAGTACCAACAGCAGCAGATTTGGACAGAATCAAAACCAATATGCTATCGATGCACGTCATGTGATTCACATCAGCATGAGCGAAGGATTAGATAATAACTTTCCGTTTGGCAACAGTTTGATGGAAGGTATCTTCAAGGTATTCAAACAAAAAGAATTACTAGAAGATGCTATCTTGATCTACCGTATACAACGTGCTCCGGAACGTCGTGTGTTCTATATAGATGTAGGTAACATGCCTAGTCACTTGGCCATGAGTTTTGTTGAGCGTGTAAAAAACGAAGTTAATCAGCGACGTATTCCTAGTACAACAGGTGGTGGTCAAAGTGTAGTAGATGCTGGATATAATCCTTTGAGTATCAATGAAGATTACTTCTTTCCTCAGACAGCAGAAGGGCGAGGAAGTAAAGTAGAAATACTACAAGGCGGGCAAAATTTAGGAGAAATTGATGATCTTAAGTATTTTACCAATAAGTTGTTTCGTGCTCTACGTATACCTAGTTCTTATCTACCTACCGGCTCTGACGACGGAGGAAGTAACTTCAATGATGGACGTGTTGGAACAGCATACATACAAGAGTTAAGATTTAACAAGTATTGTGAACGCCTACAAAGTTTAATCAATGAGCCGTTTGATACAGAGTTCAAGATGTATCTACACAGCAACGGTATCAATGTTGATAGCAACATATTTGATTTAAAATTCAATCCTCCGCAGAACTTTGCCAGTTATCGTCAAAGCGAAATGGATACTGCCCGGGTCAATACTTTTAATACCATGATGGCAATACCGTGGGTTAGTAAACGATTTGCCATGGAACGCTTCTTAGGGCTAACTAGGGAAGAAATAGCACAGAACGAAAGTCAGTGGAAAGAAGAAAACATCGATGATGAAGATACAGTTAATGCCAGTGGGGAATTACGCAGCGCAGGTATTACTGCTAATAACATGTCAGGAGACATCAGTTCATTGAGCAGTCCTCCGCCGCCACCGGAAGGTGAAGCAGGTGCTGCTCCGGGTGCTGCTGCTCCAGAAGGTGCTGCTCCTGGTGCTCCGGCGCCAACAGCATAAATATAATATTATGTTGTTAAAAGAATTCATTTATTTTGATCGTGATCACGCAGATCTTCAGGATGACAATAGGTATCTCAGTAAAAATGATACTGGCATATTAAAGAAAACTGACCTGCGTAAAACTCGATTAACACTAGGAATGATCAACAATATACGTCGTGCTGCCGAATCGCACGATAAAGAAAAACAGAAAGAGTTAGTGTTAATTAAGAAAATGTATGCTGCTCCGCCACCGGACGCAGCAGTTGCATAAACTGATAGTTTAACTTTTTTTTGACAGAAACTAAATATTTTTGTCAGAAACAGATTAAAAATTATCATCATTTTGGTCAAAACGGCTCGTTTTAGGCCTATTTCATATCGGTATTACACGAAGGTTGTAAATACAACACAGCCTTGCCGCAACTAATTTTAGGAGAAATACGCAATGTCTACCAAATTTGAACAATTGTTAGATCTACTAGTTAACGAAGAAATGGATAAAGCCAATGAACTTTTCCACGAAATCGTTGTAGAACAATCTAGAAGCATTTACGAAAACCTCATCGATGAGGAAGAAGAAGAAGAAATGGACGAAGCTTCGGAAGAAGATGATGAATCCATGGACGAAGCCGAAGAAGAAGATGATGAGTCTGTTGAAGAAAACATGGACCTAGAAGATTCTTACATGATGGATGGCGACGAAGAAAAAGATACCATGGGCGGTGACCCAGCCGACGACCTAGGCAGTGACGTTGGAATGGGCGACATGGGCGATGATGAAGAAGGTGGTGAAGGTGACGAAGATTCCGCAATCATGGACATCAAGAACGCTATCGAAGAACTTGAAGCAGCATTTGCTGAACTAGAAATGGCCCACGGTGGTGAAGAATCACATGGTGGCTTTGGCAGCGACGAAGAAGAGCCGGGAATGGGCGACGAAGACGAAGGCATGATGATGGGTATGCATGAAGGCCGTCGCATGACACGTGAATACGTTGAGAAAGTTGGTAACGACTGGGAAAAGAACAGCCAAAAAACCGACGGTGACTATGCCGGTGCCGGTTCGGGTGAAACACAAAGCAAGCCAGTAGCTGGCAAAAGTCCAGTAAGTTCTGGTAAAGGTAAGCCTACAACAGGTGCTACCGCTGGCAATATTGCTAGAGGAGACACAGGCGAAGGTAACAACACAGGTACAAGCCCAACAGGTAAAACTGGTGGTTTAGTCAAGAACGCACAAGCTATGAAAACTGGTAACGGAAATGTTCCTGGTGGAAAAATGGGCGTTAAGAATCTAAGCAAAGTTGGTTCTGGATATCCAGGTAACAACAAGACTCCAGGTCCAGTAGGTTCTGGCACAGGCGACAAAGCTGGTCAAACCAGTGTTGGCGCTGTTAAGCAATTCTTAAAGCCAGCTAATTAATTAGAGCAACTAGATGAAACTAGCCTATCTAAGAGAACACCTGAGTTTTGATCAATCCGGCATCGTAATGGAGTCGGATGACAAAGATGGTAAAAGCCTTCACTTGAAAGGCATTGCCATCCAAGGTGGTATTCGCAACGCTAATCAACGAGTCTATCCTGTAGATGAAATTGAACGTGCTGTGAAAACACTAAACGAGCAATTACAAAACGGTTACAGTGTGTTAGGCGAAGTAGATCATCCAGATGATTTAAAAGTAAATTTAGACCGTGTATCCCATATGATCACTCAGATGTGGATGGAAGGTCCTAATGGTTATGGAAAGATGAAAATCCTTCCAACACCGATGGGAAACCTAGTTCGTACAATGCTTGAAAGCGGAGTAAAACTTGGCGTTAGCAGTCGTGGTAGCGGAAACGTTAACGACATGAATGGCCATGTATCTGATTTTGAGATTATTACTGTGGACGTGGTAGCTCAACCGAGCGCTCCTGGTGCTTATCCTACTCCAGTCTACGAACATTTAATGAATGCTCGTGGAGGAATGAGGGCATTCACAGTAGCACAAGAAGTAAAAGAAGATCCAAAGGCCCAGAAGTATCTTCAAGAGAGTCTCTTGAATATTATTAAAGGTCTAAAATAAAGCCCGAGGAGAAAAAAATGGACGCATTCAAACAATTAGTAGAGTCAGGAGTGATGACAGAAGAAACAAGATCTGTTATTGAATCTGCCTTTGCTGCAAAGATTCAAGAGAATCGCGACCAAGTCACCGCAGAACTTCGCGAAGAGTTTGCACAAAAATACAGTCATGATAAGACTGTCATGGTTGAAGCAATTGACAAGATGTTAAGCGAAAGATTGGCCGTAGAGATGGCCGAATTGCACAATGATAAGAAAGCACTAGCCGAAGCAAAAGTAGCATACCAAACCCGTATTGCTGAAGATGCTGCAAAACTACAAGGTTTTGTTATCAAGCAATTGGGTAAAGAAGTTGTAGAATTCCAAAATGATCGCAAGAAAGTTTCTGAGAATTTTAGTAAGTTAGAGCAATTCGTAGTACGTGCTCTAGCAAAAGAAATCAGCGAGTTTGCTATTGACAAGCGTGATCTAGCCGAAACAAAAGTTAAGTTAGTCCGTGAAGCAAAAAGCAAGTTTGAAGATATTAAGCAGACATTCATTCAACGTAGCGCCCAAGTAGTTGAAAACGCAGTCACTAAAAAATTAACATCTGAAATCAAGCAATTGAAAGAAGATATTGATAGTGCTCGTAACAACGAATTTGGTCGTAAAATTTATGAAGCGTATGCACAAGAGTTTGCCGGTTCCTTCCTAAACGAAAAATCTGAAACAAGTAAATTGTTAAAGATCATCGCCAAGAAAGATCAAGAACTAGCAGAAGCACAACAAGTCGTATCGGAAAAAGCAAACCTAGTAGAATCTGTACAACGCGATCTTCGCGTTACAAAAGATTTGATGGAACGCAAAGCCGCTATGAGCGAGTTGCTAGCACCGTTGGATGCTAGTAAGAGAGACATCATGAAAGAATTATTGGAATCCGTTCCAACCAAGAAACTAAATGAATCTTTCGACAAATACCTACCAGCAGTGATGGAAGGACAAGTACGTAAGCCAGCCGATAAAAAGGTCATGCTAAGTGAAGGTTCTGAAGTAACTGGAAACCGTGAGAGCAAGCCAGAGGTAGGCTTAGACAATATATTAGATATCCGCAAACTAGCGGGTCTAAAATAATTAAATTCAAGGAGACAATAAATGTCACAATTATTAAACGAAAGATGGTCAGAGACCAAAGAAGCGCTGCTTGAAGGCCTAACTGGAAACCGTCGTGCATCTATGAACGTATGTTTAGAGAATACACGTCGCAGTTTGTCTGAAAGCGCAACCGCTGGCGCAACAAGTGCTGGTAACGTAGCAACACTTAACCGTGTTATTCTACCAGTTATCCGTCGTGTTATGCCTACAGTTATCGCTAACGAAATCATCGGTGTTCAGCCAATGACAGGTCCAGTTGGACAGATCCATACATTGCGTGTACGTTATGCTGATGGTTCTAACGAAGTAACAGCAGGCGAAGAAGCACTAAGCCCATTCAAGATTGCTCAAGCATATTCTGGTAATGATAGCTCAAGCACTCCAAAGGCTGCTGCTACAAGTACTCTTGAAGGTACACCAGGTAAGCGTATGAGCATCCAGATCTTGAAGAGCCCAGTCGAAGCGAAAAGCCGTAAGCTATCCGCTCGTTGGACTTTTGAGGCTGCACAAGATGCACAAGCACAACAAGGTATTGATATCGAAGCTGAAATCATGGCTGCTCTAGCACAAGAAATCACAGCTGAAATCGACCAAGAAATCCTAGCAAGCCTACGTGCTCTAGGTACTGTAGAAGAAACATATGACCAATCTTTGGTCAGTGGTACTGCTACATTCGTGGGCGATGAGCACGCTGCTCTAGCTATCCAAATTAACCGTGTAAGCAACTTGATTGCTCAACGTACACGTCGTGGTTCTGGTAACTGGGCTGTTGTTTCTAACCAAGCATTGACAATTCTACAATCTGCTACTACCAGCGCATTTGCTCGTACAACAGAAGGTACATTTGAAGCACCTACAAACACCAAGTTTGTTGGTACATTGAATGGCGCTATGCGTGTTTATGTTGACGCTTATCTACCAGATAGCGGTTCACAATCAATCCAAGACAACCAAGTTCTAATTGGATACAAAGGTTCTAGCGAAGCAGATGCTGCTGCGTTCTATTGCCCATATATTCCTTTGATGAGTTCTGGTGTTGTTCTAGACCCAGCTACTTTTGAACCAGTAGTTGGCTTCTTGACCCGTTATGGTTATGTGGAACTTTCAAATACTGCTAGCAGTCTTGGAAATGCCGCAGATTATTTGGGTAAAGTTAGCATCAATTCTGCTAAAACAAGCTACAAATAATCCAAGGATTATTTTAATACATAAAACCCGCTTCGGCGGGTTTTTTGTTGACCGTACACTAAATACACTGTTCACTCTCATCCTGGGAGTTTATGCGGAACCCCACCGCGTAGTAGATAGAATCTACTAGTTTTATTTTTAAGGAGAAACAAAATGGGACGTCCAATTAAGAAAACATTTTTTGGTAATTTAAATACACCAGACGGCAGCAATGTGGAATTAGGCAGCGGTGTAGGTGGCGAAGGTATTGCTGCAATTACGGTAGCAGCCGCCGGATCTGGATATAGAACAACTAGTACCAGTATCACATTTGGTGCTCCGCAAATCACTGGAGGATCTACAGCAACCGGTTATGTTACAGTAAACGGCACCGGCACAATCGCTTCTGTAACTATTACAGATCCAGGAGCTGGTTATTTAAATACAAGTAGCATTTTTACATTAAATGCTACATTTGGATCAAGCGCAGCATTAGTTGCTTCGTTGACCACTACTGTTACTAATGCTCTAGCAATCAATTCATATATTGTGGGCGGAAGTCAACGTACAAATGGAGACATTATCAAGCAAGAAGCTAGTCGTCGTTACTTGGTACAAAATGCCGACGGGCGAGGACAATGTATATTAGCCACCACTTCTACTCTTACCGCAGGTACTATGAATCTAATTGCTACCGACAGTTTAAACAGTACATATTTTGTTAGTAAATTAACTGCGCATCGTGCCAACTTAACTCAGTATCTAGACGGTGGATCTGGATTTGAATATGCCGCCGGTGCTGTTGCTGGATGGAATATTACTACCCCTACTACTGGTACAGTAAGTATTGCTCATACAATCTAAAAATTTTATAGAGTATCAACAAAGGACTCTCAGGAGTCCTTTGTCGTTATGTGTGTACGAAATCATTTAGGTAAATACTGGTATGACTACCGCGTGGACCTTGCCTACTATATTTTCTCAATATGCCGAACCCGGCGGCGAAGATGTACATATACAGTGGAACGATTCGACTCAATTTAGAGAGCTAAGAAATTTAGATGGTGGATTTGTTTGTACACAAAAACCTCTATTACATATAGCTCGACAGCCAAAACACGATATATTGATGAAAACATATTTCTTAAGAACAGCAGGATTCCAATTTAGTAATCTACCATCTGAAATATCAGGTATTGAATGTAGATTAACCATGAACAGATCTGGTAGAATCATGGACGATGAAATATTTTTATATTATGATGGTAATACTGTTGGAGAAAATCAAGCTACAATGGATTTATCTCCTATTAAAATATACGGCAGCAATAGTTCTTTATGGGATAGCAGTGGAATTACACAACAAACCCTACAAGATCCTACATTCGGAGTGGTGATTAGATTTAAATCTCACCCTAATTGGCCTCACAAATCTACTCCATTAGTGGATGCTGTTGAGTTACGAATTCATTAAAACAATAAATACTCTAAAGGAATAGAAAATGGCAACAAGAGTATCGGGCACAAGATCGTTATCACCACAAAGTGGATCGGTATCCAGTATCGCCGGCGCGCAGAATGGTAGCATTACAGAATCTAACAACGGAACAGTAACCGTATCTGGATCAGTTACACAGTTAGCAGCCAGTGGTACCAATGTATCTGGGCTACTGAATGTAACTAACACAACGCCAACAACAGATCCTACTAATGGTGCTGTTCACGTTTCCGGTGGTCTAGGAGTTGAGGGCGATGTAAGAGTAGGCGGGTTTATCTACGGTCGTATTGCCCAAGCCAATTCTGCCACAACTTCTACAAATATTACAGTAGTTAACACAAATGAAAATGCCAAATTCTTTCCTTTGTTTACTGACCCGGCTGGATTGATACAATATGGATCTATCCTCTATGCCGATAATAGAAATGTAAATAATAGCGACGGAGGACTAACATACAATCCTGGAACAGGAATGTTGACATCTGAAAAGATGGCAGTTGAATCCGGTGCTCCTTCTATTAGTCCTGTTACTGGTGCTTTCACTGTTACCGGCGGTGTTGGTATACTAGGCGATATTCATATCCAAGGTGATATTGTACCAGGCGATGATTTATTGAGTAATCTAGGATCACTAGGAGCCCGATGGTCTGATGCTTATCTTGACAATGTTTATGCCAAGACATTGACCTCTCTTGGAACAGATAATATATCATTAACACCGGCAGGTGGTACCACTGACATATTTGGTGACATTAGAGTACGAGGTGTTAATCCAATTGGAACATCTCCTGTAGTAACCAATGTACTTTATGTAACCATGGACGGTAACGATACCAATGATGGTCGTGCACAAGATGCCAGTCGTGCTTGCCGTACTATCACTGGAGCAGTCAATAGCCCTTACTACCAATCTGGCACACAGATTAAAGTTTCTGCGGGATTTTATCTTGAAGATAATCCTATACAATTAAAACCTTATACCAGTATAGTTGGTTCCGATCTTAGAACTACCAGCGTTGAACCAATTAATAAAACACAAGATTTATTCCATTTAAACTCAGGGTGTTATCTAGCAGGCATGCAATTTTTAAATGGCCGTAGCGGCCTACTACCGGGCGATTATGCCGCAGGCTATAATAGAGGTGCGTTTGCCACAGCATTTCCTCCTTTGACAGGTGATGCGCGTATTGACTTATTCCATTCGCCATACATACAAAACTGTACTAATCAAAGCGGTCCATGGTTAAAAGATGGTACTATGTTTGTTCCAGATCAAACTGTACAAGTACCTGCTGCAGTTGGTACAGGTACATGGTTGTCCAATACTACTACTATAATAGTAAATGTTGGTACTGGTACTATTGTACAAGGTATGTCAATCAATGCCGGTAAACAAAATCCAGGATTCTTTGATGCTAGAACACTATTGCTGGCCAGTAAACCTTTCCTACAGGAACAAGTTGTAGCCTATATAAATGAACAAATCGCTGTATATGGTGCTGTTTCTAGCAGCATATGGTATAATTTTGATTACAGTAGAGAATTCTGTTTTAGAGATGTCGGTATCCTAGTAGAAAATATTTCATACGATGCTTCTTTTGGTGGAAATGAAAAAGCAGTTGAAAGCGGCCTGGCTTACTACAAGGGAGTGGTAAGTCTTATTGCTGGACAAGAGGCACAAACTTCTGCTGGTATTGAATATTTAAAATCTCTGTGTTTAAATGTGATAGACAATGTACCTTGTACAGATCTATTAACCGGAACAGGAAAATATCAACAGGTTATTAATACTGTGCTAACAGGTGGTAATGCTGCTGCTGATTCAATTGTACAACTGTTTGATATAATCACAACTATTATTAATAATGGCCCAGATGCTGCTCCTGCTGTTTACAATAGTACTGGCCCGGATGCTGCTTTTGTCAGTGCTGAAATATTGCTACAGGCCAACAGAAAGTTTATTCAAGAAAATACTTTAAATTATATCAATTGGAATTTGGTATATCCGCAACCCGAAGGATATCTTCCATATAATAAAATAAAATGCCGTAGAGATACAGGCATTATTATTGATTCGTTAGCATTTGATTTATTATATCCTAGTGCCGATGATAGCCAGATAACTTTTTCGGGTTTACAATATTGGAGCCAAGACAGCTATATAGGAACTATCGCAGATGAATTAACTACAACCACTAATGCCATAAAATACCTTAAAGATTTAAGCGTTAAAATTATTCAAAATATCACACCAGCTGACGATTTAGTGAATAGATATAGCGGAAGTACTCAAGATATTGCCCTTGAATCTGCTACAGTAACCGAGGCAGGGGTATTAAGTAAAAACTTTGATATCATTATTTCAATACTGAAAGGTAACAATAAAGGCTGGACTGATAAAATTGTACCTAACGGACCGGTCAGTGATTTATTATCAGTCAAGAATGCTTACAATATATTGTTGGCAAATTTAGATAATAATTATATACAGGATGAAATAATTGCCTATATTGAAGCAACTAAAACACCCGGTTTTACGTACAACGATACTACCTGCAGAAGAGATATAGGTTATATTGTTCGATCCATAGCATTTGATTTGTTACACGGTGGCAATAGACAATCTATTCAAAGTGGATTAGCATATTATGGATTTAACGGAGCCAATACTGTAATTCCTCAAGAAAGAACGCAAACGGTTGGAGCATTTACATTCTTGAGTCAAACTATCGCAGCCATGTTGATTAATCCTACATTGCTGATCACACCAGAACAAACTAAAGTAAAACAAACAGTTGGGCTACCGTTGGCTACTTCTGCTGAACAGGCATCGGTCTTTAGCAAAATAAATGTATTAAACGATATTATCTTAAATGGGCCGGGTTCACATGTGGCAAGTCTTATTGGCTCGACTGTAACAACCAGCACTAGTGTTGTAAATGCTTTTAATATTATAGAAACTAATAAAGCATTTTTAGTAGCGGAAGTGTTGGCATACCTTGATAAAACATACAATGCTGGAGCATTTAGCTACGATCAAGATAAGTGCTTCAGAGATACTGGACTACTGGTAGATGCTGTCAGCCAAGATATTCTACTAGGCGGAAATAGTAAAAGTGTCCAAGCAGGATTATCTTATTGGAGTCAAGGTTATAATTCCGTTGCAGAACAAGCTACAACTACAACTGCCGCTATAAATTATATATCATCAATTGCGAGTCAAATAATTGCTAATACTACAGTTACAAGTGTAACAGGCACAATCGCGACGCAAGTAATCAATCCATTCTTCCAGTATGGTGGTGACTACATGCCTACACAGGCTGTAACCCGTAACTTTGGTATTATAGCGAATATTGTGACCAATGGACCTAAAGCAGCACCGGTATATTATGCCGGTGGAGGACTCACCCCGCTGACAGGAATAAATGGTGCAGATGTAAAGCTGCCGCCAAAAGTTACTTCTGTATCTTTAATTGATACCAATAGATATCTAATTGGTCTAAGCGAACCAACTGTGGGATTTGGTACAAATGCTACTCTCTATTTTGGAGATGTTTATGTACAGCCTTTACAAGACAATACAGTTGAAGCATTGAGTATTCAATATTCAGGAACATCGACCACTTGGGATAGTAGAAAATTAGATCCAATTGGCGGTATGGGAGGTAGCTTAGTAGACGGAGCAGTAATTAGCGATATATCACCAATCCAGTCTTTTGTTTATGATGCCTATACACAGGTAACACAAGGTGGACGTGGAATTTATGTTACCAATAATGGATATGCCCAGTTAGTTTCTGTGTTTACTATTTTCTGCAGTGTAGGTGTACAGACCGATAATGGTGGTATTGCTAGTATTACAAACTCCAATAATAACTTTGGTGACTTATGTCTTGTTTCTAAAGGATATGGTACAAGAGCATTCTCCGGTACAGTATATAATCCTATATATACCGCTTATCCAAATACTCCAGGACCCGATGGTTTCAATCAATATTATCCAAATGGATATTGGCCAAATAGAGGAACTGTAGAATTATTTGTACCAGATACAGCAGATAGACCACATATTAGTTTGATTATGGAAGTTGTACCTCCTTTGAAAGTTTACGATCCGGCAACTTCAACATATGTTGATCAACTTAATGCTCAAGGATTTCCTGGATTCTTAACAGCCCAGCCTAGTACTAATTTATTAACAACCGGTACTATTGTATTGACCGGGGTTGATAACAGCGATATTGCCATAGGCAATACTGTATATATAAGAGATCAGCAAGGTAGAGAATATGATAACAACGGTATAAGATATGCTGCTACAGGAACTGTTGTAGCAGATCTGGGTTATAATACCATAACATTATCAAAAGCACTAACCAGCGGTGGTGGCGAAGTTAATAACCCTATATATTTTACTTTATATTTCTGCGGAAATGCTTATTACACAGTATTATCTAGTAGTTTAGCAACTAACCCTAAGCCACTCGATGTTAACATTTTATCGTCGGAAGGATTGACTTATCGAGATCCGTTTACGGGAATTGTGGTACCCGTAAATGATCAAATAGAAAGTCACGCTGCTGCGATTGGTTACTTGAGTTCTTTAGTAGATAATGTTATTGCCAACACCGCTGTGGGGTCTCTGTATCAAACAACATCAACGTCTACTCAGATAATTCTGCCATTGATTACCGGCGGAGCTCAAGCTCAAACATTTATAGATGCTAGATTTAGTAATATTATTAATATAATTAATGCTGCTGATATCACGGCCGCTAAGGCAGTAGTTCCACCGCGTGCCTTAAAGAAAAAAGGAACAATACCTGCCGGAGCAGGAAGTGCTGTTACTTTGATTAACGCTAATTTAGATTTCTTTGCCGCAGAGGTTAATGCGTTTGTTAAAACTACCTATCCTGGTAATAATTATAACAAAGATAAATGCGATAGAGATGTTAGATTAATATTACAAAGACTGATATACGATATAGAATCTGGCGGAACTTATAACTCTGTTATGAGTGGACTGAGTTACTGGTCAAGAGCAGGCACTCATCATATAGTAGAATTAGGCGAGGCAGTGACTAATACAGCATTATTTCCGGATGGTGCTACAGTAAACTTCTATCAGCGTAGTTATATCAGTGCCAGTGGATATCTATTTGAATATGTTGGCGCAGGTACCAATTACGGAGCATTACCTCAGGTGGGCAGAGCTGACCCTGTACAATCAAAAGAAACTGTTCAATTGAATTATGGTGCGGTATTCTTTACTTCAACCGATCAGAACGGTGATTTTAGAATTGGTAAAGGGTTGGTTATTAGTCAAGCAACCGGCGTACTGAGCGGAAGAACATTTACTAAATCGTTATTTGCTAACATGACACCATTTATATTAGCAATTGAAGCTGGAAGATAAAAAGGATAAAATATGGCACAGTTACCATTAAACACATTTAAAACCAAAACACAGGTATTAACAACCGTGACTAATTCTACGGTTTATACAGCGCCGATTGGTGTTACATCTATTGTATTAATGGCACAAATAGCCAATCTTACAACCGCAACACATACTATTAGTTTCATACATCATAGGAGACTTCCGGTCTTACAAGACGCCCAGGGAAACGGAGCACAACCTGCAAATGTTGATAGTTACTTATTGAAAAACTTTGGTGTTCCTCCAAGCGATGCTGCTTCTCCATTATCAGGAAAAATGATTATTGAAAGTTTAGATAGTATAAGAGCATATGCTAGTGCTGATAATTCCTTACAATTGGTATTGAGCATACTAGAGACTGCTAACGCTTAACATATTATAGAGAATAAAAATAATGCCATCATTAATTAGCGGGTCAGTACTACGTTCAGGAGGTAGCAATCAATACATAACATTGGCTACTGCACAACCGCAGTTGCCTCCTACTCCTACAACTTCAACTGGATATACAGTTGTTACCGATTCTTCATTAATAACCACCTATCGATCTAGTTTAGGAAATATTGAATTCAATCAGGGCGAACTCTATAGCAATCTACCTTATCAAAATATACGTATAGTTGCCACAGGTACCAGCAAAGTTATTGTAACAGGCGGTATAGCAAATACAGGAACCGATACCGGTGCCTTGATAGTCCAGGGCGGCATTGGTATAAGTGATGGCCTATGGGCAGGAAAAGACATACATGTCAACGGATTAACTATTGGGCAAGGATATCAAGGTCTTAACAACATAGTAGTTCGCGGTGATGCTAGAGCACAGAACGATGCTTATCCCGGACAAGCAATAATCGCCATAGGATATGATACTTTAACCGGACTAGATACATCGTTAAAATCAATAGCCATCGGACGATACGCATTAAGTTCAGGAACTGGAATTTTAAACAGTATTGCCATTGGTGATAGTGCTTTAAAGAAGTTGGGTACAGTGCCCGGCGGTCTAGCAGAATCTAACATTGCTATAGGTAATTATTCCGGCGACGAATTAATTGATGGAAGATTAAATCTTTTCCTTGGGCATGATATTGCTCCAAACTTGACCACAGGTTCCTATAATTTCTTTGTGGGACACGAAGTTGGTATAAACATGACACACGGTAACGGAAATATTGCCATTGGCGGCGATAATCTACGTGACGGCGTTGATAATCAGATCAACATTGGCTCAATGTTATACTATGATGGCGGCGGCTATCTACAATTAAATGCAGATACCGGTCTAGGTCTTGGTACCACAGCGAGTCCTCTTACACAATTAAACACCGTTAGTAATATCAATACTTCCACTGTTCCGGTAGTGGTAACAAGTATTAGTCATGGACTTACCAGCGGAGAAGATGTAATAATAACAGGTATTCAAGGAACTACACAAATTAATAATAATGTGTATTATGTAAAAAATCTTACTACCAATACATTCTCGTTGTACTATGATAGACTATTGACTACACCTGTCAATGGAACAACATTTACCAACTATATTTCTAGTGGTACAGTTTATGCCGTTCAACCAAATGGTGCTCTTATCGTACTAGGCGGCGCTTATATTACTGACAATCTTATTGTTGATAACGACACTGTTTTAAACCGTGCGTTGACTGTTGCTGGTACAGGAACAGTGACACTGACTCCTACATCGAGCGGCACAGTTATTATAAATCCCAACACTGTTGGATCTATAGATTCTATGACCATTGGTTATAATAAACGCAACGATGGCTATTTTAGAAATTTATATGTTAATACATTAACAGTAGATCATTTCTTTATAAATTCCATTGATGGTGCTATTGATAAAACAAATAATATCATGGGCGGCTATCGAGGTAGCATACCAATTCAATCGGCACCAGATACCACAGCATTCATACCAATAGGCAGTGCTGGACAGGTATTGATTGCTACCGGTACTACAGCAACCTGGCAATCAATTGGTGGTCTATCGGCAGGTACCGCTACCAACTCTGAAAATATTTTTATAAATCCTGTAGTACCCAACAGTCCGTATTATCTAGTATTAGGTGAAACTATTAGCGATTATGGTCCTTTAGATGCAGATTCACTGTTGACCTATCAGACTAATGATAAGACACTAACTGCTCCAAATTTAACTATAACCAATACTGCTACAATTTTAGGTAGTATATATGGTGTTGTTACAGGTAATCCTGACGAAAATTATCTACTATATAGTCCAAAAACTACCGTAGGCTCTAGTCCACATACATATCCTAGAATTGGAGATTATTGGATAGATTCAGATAACAGAGCAGGATATCAATATATTAATGATAGTGGTAGCCGATTTTGGTTACAGATTTTTATATTATAAAGTTTTAAACTATGACAAATTTGAATTTTCCTACCCCGGCGTACAATTTACAACTCTACAGTATAGGAAGTAGAACCTACAGATATAGCACAGGAACTAATTCTTGGGCGATATTCACCAATGACTCTCAAATAGTAACAAATTTTACCTCCACCTTTACAACAGTTAATGGTACTGCTACTTCTACATCAACTGTTACTGGATCATTAACAGTTGTTGGCGGTGTTGGTATTGGCGGCGCCGTCAATATTGGAAGTACTAGTACTATAGGCGGCGCACAGATCATAACCACTAGCACACTTGATAGTTTTGCTAGAAAAATATTACTCTACGCAGGAACAGATACTGCTATATTTACTACCGTTACTAGCACTAGTACAAGTTATACTATTTCAAATACCAGCACACTTCAAACTGTAACCGATAGAGGCAACACCACAACCAATAGTATACGAATATTAAACACTGCCAATTCAACTAGTACTGTCACAGGTGCGTTAACTGTAGCAGGCGGAGTAGGAATTAGTAAGGATCTATATGTTGGTGGCATGGTTAACATTGCAAATACCGGCACCATGGTAGGAGCAGAAATTATTACCACTGCTACTTACAGACCTCTTTTCGCAGCCGGTACTGATATCAAAATCCAAAATAATACACTGACCAATTCTTTGGTATTTTCTAATACATCTACCTTACAATCAGTTACTGATAGAGGTACAACCACCACTAACATAGTGAATTTTACTAATACTACCAATTCTACCAGCACTACCACAGGCGCAGTGATCATTGCTGGCGGCTTAGGAGTAGGAGGACGCATCAATTCTGAGAGCCTACAGATAGCAGATGCTATCCTGGATTCTACACAGATTTCAATAAATACAACGAACACTACAGAAATTGATAGGTATCCAGCAGATCAATATAGGACTGCCAAATACCTAATTCAAGTTGATGAAGGAATGGGAGCAGGAGCAGAATTTGAAGCTGTTGAAATTATGTTAATAGTAAACAATAATCAACAGGTTTTTGCTACAGAATACGGAGCAGTAAGGTCGGCGGGCGACTTAGGAGATTTTGCTGCAGATGTACAGAATGATAATTTTGTTAGATTGTATTACACAGCGTTTAATCCAACTAGTAAACTAATAAAAGTATTAAGGACAGCAATGACAGTATAGAGTAGGCAGTACAAAAGGAACACACTAAAATGGCACTAACATCATTTACCCAAGATTTTATTTTAAAATCTGGGTTGGCAGTTGAGGGAACTATCGCAGTTACCAGTTCAACGGGACAAACCGGAACGGTACAGATCATGGGCGGTGCTGCAATCGCTCAAAATTTAATAGTAGGCTCTACTGCTAGTGTTTACGGTCCAACACAATTACAAAATACATTAAATGTAGCAGGTCAAAGCACATTAGCTCAATTAACCGCTACAATCACAACAGTCACACAATTGACTGTAATGAACGACCAAGTCGTATATGGTAATCTTAATGTAACAGGAACCACTCATTTATACAGCACACTAGCGGTTGACGGTAATACACAATTTCGCGGAGCATTAAACACTTTCAGCGGTGCCTTAATTGTTACTGGTACAAATACTTTCACAGTAGGATCAGGAGCATCTGATTTTGGTGGCACAGTTGACATTGGCGGTGTTGCTCACCTAAACAATACTGCACTAGCAGATACAAGTAAAAATGGTTCTCTAGTAGTTGCCGGCGGCGTATATATTGACAAAAATCTCGTAGTTGCCAGTACCTCTAGCAATACTGGAACTAGTAGTCAAAATGCTTTGTTTGTTGCTGGCGGATTATGGGTTGACAAGAATTTAACCGTATCGGGACCAGCTGTATTCAGCAACACAGTAGTATTCAACGGTACTGCTACTTATGTTTACAGTACCAATACATACTACACAGATAATATCATAGAAATACATACCCCTCCGGGTGGCGTAGGTTCTCAATGGCCCGGCGGCGACGGCAAAGATGTTGGATTTAGATTCCATCATTTTGCCAATAATACAGATACAAATTCTGCGCTGGTATTGGCCTATGATACGAAATATTTAGAATGGTACGGATCCGGCGCAGAATCAAACACAGGTACATTCGCAGGAGCTACCTACGGCGCATTTAAAACCGGATACATACAACTTACCGGTGTAACCACAGCAACCAGTACAACCACAGGTGCCCTACAGGTAGCAGGTGGTATCTCGGCTAGTAATATATATGCCGATGGAGAAGTTAGAAGTAATACATTAAAAGCCGCTAATTTAAGTGGCAACAACTTTGGTATCGTATACTCTGATCCAACTGGATTATTGGTAAATGCTAGCAATGTAACATATAGCACAACTCTACAATATCTTACAGGTAGAATTGAATACGCTAATACTGCTACCAATGTAGCAGGCGGTGCGGCAGGTAGTTTATTGGTACAAACCAGCACAGGTGTTACTTATTCGCTGCCTATTGGCAACGAAGGTGCTGTACTACTTGTAAAAAATAGTTTACCTTATTGGCAAGATCAATATGCGCCGGACTACGCCAATACTGCAACCAATATCAAGTCAGGTCTGGCCAATCAAATTCCTTATCAAACTGCTCCTGGTGTCACTGGATTCAGTAACAGTTTGGTGTTTAATGGAACTACATTTACTACTACCAACATAGTATTAACAGGCAGTACCAATGCTACTAATACTTACTCTGGAACTTTACAAGTAGCAGGTGGCGCAGCAATTGGTCAAGACTTATATGTAGGCGGCAGCATCTATGTAGGCGGCAACGTATTCTTAGATGGTGTTGGACTAGATACCGTACAAGGAACCACCGCTACATTTGTCAATATCAATGTTACGGGAACCAATTACGCATTGACAGTTACTAATGGTATCTATGTTGGTACCACAGTAACAACTGACATGATGATTGTACGCAGTACTGTTGAAAGTACAAGTACCACAGCAAGTAACGCATTGTATGTCAAAGGCGGACTAGGTGTAGATGGTACTGCTTTCTTTGGTGGCAGTATCAAAGTTGGAAACAACATTATAGGTACCAATCAAGTCAGTGGTATCACAGGTGTGTTCTTTGGCGATCAATACGGATTTGACGCCCTATATGCCGGAACTAATGACTATGTTCCGTTACCGTCGACTGTATTACAACTTACTGCCAATATCAACGATTACGCACAAAGTAATTTCCAAAATACCAACAACGGTGCCCGGGCCAGTACTGATTGGGTATTGACCAGCGCCGATGGCGCAAACTTTGCCAACTTTATTGACATGGGTATAACCAGTGGCAACTGGGATGGTACACAGTCCGGTAGTATTGGCACCGCAGTTGGTCCAAATGATGGCTATCTATATGTTCAAGGAACTACCAGTACTGTAGGCCAAGGTAACTTGTCAATTGGTGCAAGCTCAACTGGTAGTGTTATTCGATTCTTTGCCGGCGGAGTAGGTTCTCAATCTATAGTTGCAACTATTAATGCTCCAAATACTCAATCAACTTCTACCTCATCGGGCGCTTTTGTATTAAAAGGCGGCGCGGGCATTAGTCAGAATTTATATGTTGGCGGAGACCTTTCTACTAATAAATTAAGAATTAGCAGTACTGAAAATAGTACCAGCACTTTATCGGGAGCACTGACAGTAGCAGGTGGTGTTGGTATCGCTGGTGCGTTATATGCTGGTGATATATATTCCAATGGCGCGCTAGTATCCGGCGGAGTCGTATCAAACTTTACTGCTACAACAGCCACAGTTACTACCAGTCTAACTGTTAACGGTAAGATAATTACCACACTGGTTACCAGCACCACTTCGTTAGATTTATCATCAGATGTTGGTTATCCTGTACATATTAACGCTGCTGGGCATACCACAGAATTCTTAGCTGCTGGACAAATTAGACCATCTGGTGCTTTAATAGGTAGCAGTTACGATTCTAATGTAGTCGATGTCAGTAATGTTGGACCATTATTACTTAAAGGTACAGCATACGGTGCTAATATCATCACATCGGATGATCACGCAACAGACAAATATACTTGGGGCTTTGGAAACGATGGTAAATTAACCGCTCCTGGAAATATTGAAGCACCGACGATAACAGTAACCAGTAGTACCAACGCAACAAATACCACATCTGGCTCATTACAGGTCATTGGTGGTGTTGGAATTGGACTAGATCTAGTAGTAGGTAGTGCGGTACATATTGGAACTACAGCAACCGATGTTGTGATTCCTGCGGTATACAGTGGTAATAGTTTGTTGGCCAATTATACCAGCAATGTTATCACTACAAATAGTTCTCAGAATCTTGATACATTCTTGACTGCTAATTATAGAACAGCCAAATATCTTGTTCAGATAGTCGATGGTGCTAAGATACATGTTCAAGAAATGCTATTATTCCACAACGGAACCAATGTATACATGAACATATACGCCATATCAACCACTCAAGGCGAGATGGGAGAGTTTGATGCTGGCATCGTTGGTGGAAATACCATGACACTATCATTTATTCCAAATTACACTCCAACTGCCATGGTTATTAAAGTAGCAAGGACTACACTCACGGCGTAATACACATACGCTTCTTACACAAAATAGGGCTTGCGAGCCCTATTTTATTTTTTACATAAATACATTGTCTTTAAGTGGAAAGGGAAGCTGAACGACAATGGTTAATAATAGCGCTTTCAAGGTCAAAAACGGCCTTGTAGTATCATCTACTGCGACAATTCTGTCGACTGCATCATCAATATCAACAGATACTGGTGCGGTAATTGTTGCGGGCGGCGTCGGCATCGGCGGCGATCTATATGTTGGTGGTAAAATTGTTGCGCAAGAATTAGACATTCAGTATACCACGGTCACTACCACTATCGTTGAAACAGACGATATAATCACCACTTTTAATACCACAAGTTCTACTTCAACTACTACCGGAGCATTGGTTGTTGCCGGTGGTGTTGGCATCGGCGGAGATCTTTATGTTGGCGGACAAATTGTTGCCAACCAATTAACTATTCAATATACCACAGTAACTACTACCATAGTTGAAACTGATGATATAATCACTACTTTTAATACTACTACTTCAACTTCAACCGATAGTGGTGCCTTGATAATAGCAGGCGGTGCCGGAATTGGCAGAGATGTCAACATAGGTGGCACGATTACTGCTGCCGGTACAGGAACTATCGGCGGAATAATTCTTGGACAAGGAGGAATATTCCCACCAGTATTAGATGAGTTTGGAACTACGATACTTTATGATGGAGTTACCACTAGTACTGTGATATTTGCTGATGGTACAGTACAAGGGGCTCGTGCTCCAGTTCAGTGGACCAACTCAAAATTTATTTCAGTTGCTACCTACTATAATATAGATCCAGCAATAGTATTCAATCCAATTATCGCAGGAGGTTATGTTTATCCTGGTGATACATATTTTGATGATGGAAGTTTTGGTACAGAACCAAACCATTTATTTGTCATGGCAGACATTGGCGGCGGACAAATGCAGTTTGTTGATATAACACAGAAATAATATATGGCAATTTATTACAGTCCCTACCCAAATGTTGCTCAACCGATCACAACGGCTCCTTACAGCACCGCAACCAGCGATGTTTATGTCACCGCTCTAAGCGCCACTAAGAAACTGCAAAAAAGTATTGGACTTTCTTGGGCAGCTTATACTCCTAGTGCTGCTGACAATGGGTTAACTACTCCTTACATTCCAGGACTCAACACCAATGCGGCACCTACTATACCTACAGTATCTGCCACAGCTGGATCGCCTGCGATCACCGTCACACAAAATCAAAATTTCACTGCTACTCCTATCACGGTATTTGGTGGATCTGCTGTGGCAACCAGCTACACCACCGCCGGTACTTTTGCTGGTTATACTACAAGTATTGATAAAGCATTGCCAGCAGGTGTTACATGGACATCGACCTTTGCTACGATCAAAACACAGAGTCCTTTAGATAACAAATATTATACATATAATGCCGCTACCGTAACTGTTACTGGTACCCCTACTGCTGTTCTAGCTGCAACCAACTATACAATATCTTTTACCGATGCTAGTGGATCAACTGCTAATGCCACTTTTAGTTTAACAGTTAATAGTAATCAACTACCATTGGTTGTTTCGTCGTCTATAAGCGGTAGTAAGATACTTACACAAGGTGTGAGTTCTGGCATAGGCGGATTTGCCACAGTTTCTGCTAGCGGCGGATCTTCTCCATTAAAATATTCAGTATCGCCTGCTTTGCTATCTGGATTAACATTTAATACCAGCACAGGTTACGTATCGGGCACACCAACTGTGGCATTGAATGCCACAACATTCACTGTTACTGTCACAGATAATAGTACCAGTCCTCAGACTGCTAGCGCAACATTTAGTATGGCTGTGTTGGCCAATATTCCTACTGCTACATTGGCTGTTCCTACCACCATACTAACACAAGGTATTAGTACAGGAATACCATTTACCCCAGTTACTGGCACCGGCGGAACAGCACCATTAAGGTACGATGTTTCCCCATCACTACCTTCTGGATTGGCATTTAATACCAGCACCGGTGTTGTATCCGGTACTCCGTCGGTATCGTCTGCTGCTACCAACTATACTGTAGCTGTTACAGATAGTCTTCAACAATCTGCTAGTCAAACATTTAATCTTACAGTAAGAGCATTACAGATATTAACCTCTGTACAGACTCAGCCCAGCTATACTTTATATAGATCAGTAGCAGTTCCGTCATTTACACCAATAGTTGCCAATGGAGGTTATGGCACGATAAGCTATTCATTAACTCCTACACTGCCGACGGGGTTGAGTTTTAGTAATAGTTCAGGATCTATTTCAGGAACACCAACTACCACATCGTCTACCGCTACCTATGTGGTAAGTCTTTCTGATCAAGCAGGACAAACATCAAGTGGAACATTTGCTCTTGGTGTTATATCAATTCCAATATCTGTCACACAGCAGGTTCCGTCTACATTACTGACTAAAAACGCAACATTTAATTCGTTTACTCCTGTCACAGCATCGGGTGGATACACACCTTACACATATGGAATCTCTCCATCGTTGCCCAGTGGTCTATCTTACAGTACATCTAATGGTTTAATAACCGGAACTCCTACTGCCACAAGTCCTGCCACATCGTATTTGGTAACAGTAACAGACTCTGCTGCTCAAAGCGGAACCAGTTCTTTTAGTTTAACTGTTTTACAGCCAGCTGCTTTGGTTCTTACCAAGGTCATCAGCACACTAACTCTAGTACAAGGTACGGCATCTACTCCGTTTACTCCTATTTCTGCCGCTGGCGGATATGGATCGCTGACATATAATATATCTCCAACATTAACCACTGGACTGTCAATTGATCGCACCAACGGTCAGATATCTGGAACACCTAGCGCATATTCGATCAATACGACAACATATACAGTCACTGTATCTGATCAAGCAGCACAGAGCAGTAGTTCCACGTTCAACATGAATGTATTGACTCCTGTGTTCAGTGTGGCGTCAGCTGTTCCTTTAAGTAATTTAGTTACCGGAGTTGCGGTAACTGCTTTTATTCCTGTAACAGCATCAGGAGGAGCAACACCTTACAGTTATGCGTTGAATACAGCACTATCAGCTGGATTATCATTTAGCACGTCCACTGGTCGCATATCTGGTACACCTACAGTAGCAAATACATCAAGCTACGTAGTGACTATAACAGATGGCGTTGGACAATCAGGAACAGGATCATTTGCTCTCAGCATATCTCCTGTTACACCGCTATTGTTGACCACTGTAGTAACCAATACCACCTTGGTTAAATCTGTAGATTTAGCCAACTTTACTCCGGTATTGGCCTCGGGCGGATATGGATCTATATCGCTGACAGTATATCCACCATTGTCTTCCGGATTAAATTTTAGTAATATTGGAAAAGTAACAGGTACACCTACTCAATCTTCAACACAGACTGCCTATTTGGTACAAGGTATTGACAGTATTGGACAAACCAGTTCATCAACATTTTATCTAACTATAAACAATTCGGCATTGACCAGCACGGTGGTAGTTAGTATATCTACTCTGT